CTGTCGGGGGTGTTGAACGGGTGTACAATCTTAATAATAGAACAGTGGCACAGATGGCAATGCAAAAAGGATGGCGGTACAGTGATCGACTTCAAGTGCCGTTATTTAAAAACGAATGGGGAACCTAATGAAAAACTTTATTAAAAAAATAACGGGCATCGAACGATTAGAAAAAGAAAGAGCTGAATCATTAGCTCGTTTAGCTGAAGCTAAAGCTAGCGAAGAAGCAGCTAAAAAGGCAGAAGAAGAAGCTCGTCAACAAGAAGAATTGGCTAAAATGACGCCAAAAGAACGAGCTACTGCTAACCAAGAACCTTATATTGCTGTTTTAGATACTAAGGTCAATCCAGAAAATCCTAGAAATGGCTTTTTTGAACTTGACTGGAACGAATACTTTATTGTACAATTAAGACAAGCGGGTTATGGTTTAGATGGTGATCCAGACGAGCTTGTTGTTGATTTATGGTTCCGTGACCTTGCTCGTAATATCTTAGCCGAAGAAGGTCAAGATATTACTCGAGGAGCCGGATATATTAACGTTGTTCCAATTTCAAAAGGCAAATTAGAAGTTTCATGACATATATTCTAGTAGATACTGCTAATACATTTTTCCGTGCTAGGCACGTAGTTCGTGGAGATGCTGATACTAAACTTGGTATGGCTCTCCATATTACTTTTAACAGTATTAAAAAGGCCTGGCAAGATTTTGAGGGCAAGCATGTTGTATTCTGTCTTGAAGGTCGATCATGGCGTAAAGACGTTTATACGCCCTATAAGGCTAATAGAGCCGAAACTCGAGCTGCTATGACTCCAAAAGAAGCAGAAGAAGATAAACTCTTTTGGGAAACCTTTGATAAGTTTAAGGAATTCATTACTGAGAAATCTAATTGTACTGTGTTACAACACCCACAGTTAGAAGCAGATGATCTTATTGCAGGATGGATACAAAGTCATCCTCACGACAGTCATGTTATTATTAGCACTGACAGCGACTTTGCACAACTAATTTCTCCAACTGTTCGGCAATACAACGGCGTAGCAAATGTAACTACTACGCACAAAGGATATTTTGACGATCGAGGAAAAGAAGTAATTGATAAAAAAACTAAGCAGCCGAAGCCGGCACCTAATCCACAATGGCTGCTATTCGAAAAATGTATGCGAGGTGATACAAGCGATAATGTGTTTTCAGCATACCCAGGAGTTCGCGTTAAAGGAACAAAAAATAAAGTAGGACTAACAGAAGCGTTTGAAGATAGAAACTCAAAAGGATTCGCGTGGAACAATCTCATGTTACAACGTTGGATGGATCATAACGGTGTTGAACATAGAGTGCTCGACGACTATAATAGAAATGTACAGCTCTGTGATCTAACTGCACAACCTGATCATATTAGATCTTTGATTAAAGAAACTATTCATGCACAGACTAGTTCTCCTAAGAAAATTGACCAAGTTGGAATTCGAATGTTAAAATTTTGTAATTTATTTGACTTACAAAAAATTTCAGACAACATTCAACAATATGCAGAACCATTCGCTGCCAAATATACTAGTAAAGAAGTTGAACTAATTTAAATCTATAAAGGATACAAATGAATTTAAAAGCTAAACCCATTATAGAAGGAAAGTATTGGATAATAGAAAAAGATGGTGAAAAGGTTGCTATCTTACATAAAAAAGAAAACAACAAGTTTATGTTAAGTTCCAAAGACGGCGAAAAATATTTTAATCGTAAAGACGAACTAACTAAAATTTTTGGAAAAGATTTCTTTGGAAAATCTATCAAAACTAAAATCTCTTCAATAGAAGTAAGAGATGTTTACGGATTTCCTACACCATGTCATCCATACAATCCTCTTTTTGATATTAAGAGAAAATTACCTTTGTTTACAAAGAGTAGTCAAAGTAAAAGTTTATACTGTGCAGGATATTATACCATTAGATTTGATAAAGGATGGGTAAAATCGTTCTGTCCTAAACTAATCACTATTGAAAGATATGAATCCAGAGGACCTTTTAAAACTGAATTAGAAATGAAACAGGTACTTAGTCATGCAAAATAATACTATTAACACATTACCTATTCAGCAGTTTATACAACAGGTAAGGGCTGCAGAACTAAGCCAACAAAGAGAAATTAAGTTAGATATAAAAACTGCTAAAAATTTAGCATTTTGTTTAGGTGAAATTAGTGCTAAACTGCTGCAAGACTATACAGAAGTTCTTTCTGCACTACAAAAAACATCTGGAGAATCGGTTACTATAAAAATGGACGGTGGTGGTTTTTAACTAAAAAATGGATAAATATATACGTACATTTCGGAGACGTATATATGTCGAGACCAAAACCAAAAGTTCTTCTGGAACAAGTAAATAAAAAAAATTATAAATGCGATCAAATTTTAGAAGCAGAAGCAGTTTGGGCTGTCTTCTATAAAGGTAGTCCTTTCAATTTAAAAAGTTTTAATAGTTTAACTAGTTACCCTGGACCAAAATATAAAAAAGTCAGTTTTAGTAACCCCGGACATGCACACAATCTTGCTAAAAAATTAAATCAAATGTTTAATTGTAAAGATTTTCAAGTTTATAAATTAACATCCGGCGATCCAGTTAAATGATAGCCAAGGAAACATACACAAAAATTTTTCTTAAACAAAAAGAAAAATCTTGTGATCCTGCTAACATAAAAATTCATATGTTCAAATGGTGGCAAAGTCACCGTTCAAAAAAAGAAGGCGGATTGAGATTATCCGATGAAGGATACGATTTCTTAACCAAAGAGCTAGAGTTAAGAAGTTACGAAGTTAAGTTCACTGAACCAATCGAACTAAGTCCCCAAACAATCATATTTTTTGATAGATATATTGATTGTCCTTATTATCTTACTAACAGTTATTTGGTTGTTTTTTCTGAAAAAAAAGCTTTTGAACTTTACATGTTTTCGGACGACATTCGAAAATACGGATTGGTTAAAGCTATGAAAAACAGAGAAGAAGTCCAAAATGGCTAAAAAGTATTTGACAGTTGCCTAACTCTGTCATATAATACTGACTGTAACACAATTTAACCACAATTTTTTTAAAGGATAATAAATGAGCGAAATCTCATCTCGACAAGTTGGACCCAATGCTGCTAAAAAAGGTTTGCGTAAAGCATTCAAGCACAAGCGTCCTGTATTCCTTTGGGGACCTCCGGGTATCGGTAAGTCGGACATTATTAAGCAGTTGGGCGTCGAGCTTGATGCTCATGTAATTGATGTTCGTTTGAGCCTCTGGGAGCCGACTGACATCAAAGGTATTCCGTACTTTGATTCTAACAATAGTACAATGGCATGGGCTCCCCCATCTGAATTGCCCAGTAAAGCACTAGCATCAAAATATAAAAATGTCATTTTGTTCCTAGACGAAATGAATTCTGCGGCGCCCACAGTACAGGCTGCTGCCTATCAGTTGATTCTTAATCGTCGTGTTGGCACATATGAATTGCCTGACAATGTTTTTCTAGTTGCCGCTGGTAACCGCGAAAGCGACAAGGGTGTTACTTATCGTATGCCTGCTCCATTGGCGAACCGTTTTGTTCACTTGGAAATGCGTGTAGACTGGGACGACTACTTTGGTTGGGCTACTGAAAATAAGATCAATAAGGATGTCGTTGGTTTCCTTTCTTTCAGCAAAAAAGATCTTTATGATTTTGATCCTAAGTCTGCTAGTCGTGCATTTGCTACTCCTCGTACTTGGAGTTTTGTAAGTGAATTACTCGACGACGAAGACGGTGACGAGAACACTCTTACTGACTTGGTATCAGGTGCAGTGGGCGAAGGTCTTGCTATTAAATTTATGGCACATCGTAAAGTGGCTAGCAAGATGCCTAAGCCTGAAGATGTGTTAACTGGCAAGGTTAAAAAGATGGAATCAAAAGAGATTTCAGCTATGTACTCTTTGACTATTAGTTTGTGCTATGAACTCAAAGATGCATGTGATAAAAACGATAAGGATTGGAACAAAAAAGTTAACAATTTCTTTAACTTTATCATGAATAACTTTGAAACTGAATTGGTTATTATGGGTACTAAGTTAGCACTTACACAGTATCAGCTGCCATTAGATCCAGACGAGATCGAATGTTTTGACGATTTCCATGCTAAATATGGCAAATATATTAGCCAAGCGACCGATCGATAATTGTTTGGTCCATTAAACATTGACACCGCCTACGGGCGGTGTTATAATATGTACATACTAACAGTTAAGGAAAAATATGTATAATACTGATCCAATCGTTGATAAAATTGTTGTAGCTCGAGTTGGTCTCCTGCTACGTCATCCGTTTTTTGGTAACATGGCTACTCGTCTACAAATTAAAGAAGCAGACGATTGGTGTCCTACTGCGGCTACTGACGGACGTCATTTATACTATAATACTAAATTTTTCGAAACTCTAAATATCAAACAAATTGAATTTGTTGTTGCACACGAAATTCTACATAATGTGTTTGATCATATGAGTCGTGTCGAAGGCCGTGATCGATTCATTTGGAACGCGGCTGCTGACTATTGTGTAAATGGTCAATTAGTTCGAGACAAGATCGGAGAAGTTCCGCCAGAAATTAAAATATTTCATGACTCCAAATATTACGGTTGGGGTGCAGAACAAGTGTATGATGAAATCTTTTCAAACATGGATGAAGAGCAACTTAAAGCTCTAGGTCAGTTACTTGACGAACACATTGACTGGAATAAAGATAACGGCGACGGTAGGCCGTCATATTCAAAAGAAGAATTGAAAAAAATTCGTGACGAGATCAGAGATGCTACTATTCAAGCAGCTCAAGGTGCAGGCGCAGGTAATGTGCCATCGGGTGTAGAACGATTAATTAAAGAATTAACAGAACCTAAAATAAATTGGCGCACATTGCTACGTCAACAAATCCAAAGCACTATTAAAAACGATTATACTTTTATGCGTCCAAATCGAAAAGGTTGGCACACTGGTGCTGTTTTACCAGGTATGCGATTTGACGAAACTATCGATATAGCTATTTCTTTAGATATGAGTGGATCCATTGGCGATGATCAAGCTAGAGATTTCCTTTCAGAAATTAAAGGAATTATGGAAGAGTACAAAGATTTTAAGTTAAAGATTTGGTGCTTTGATACAAGTGTTTACAACGAGGCAGATTTTGACGGGTATAATGACGACATCGGAGGATACGAAGTCAAAGGTGGCGGTGGTACTGACTTTGATGCTAATTGGCATTATATGAAAGAAAACAATATTGAACCAAAGAAATTTATCATGTTTACTGATGGATATCCTTGGGGTAGTTGGGGTGACGAAAATTACTGCGATACTGTCTTTATTATTCACGGTAATGATAAAATTGTTCCGCCGTTTGGAACATATGCCTACTACGAAAATCCAAAATTTCAAGAATCATAATTTTGCTCATTTCTGTTCTATGAAACAAATTTTTATCATATATAGTGTATAAGGAGATTATTATGGAACACGAAACACAAGAAAATCAAATTAATTTAACTGCACAGTCTGCCGAAGCTCAGTCCGAGGCAGGCTCTCAAAATGCTGCTGGTACCGAATTAAACATCAATGATCTGGCTGCAATGAAAATGATTGTTGACATTGCTAGTTCAAGAGGTGCATTTAAGCCTGCAGAAATGATGGCAGTTGGACAAACTTATAATAAACTTACTGCATTCTTAAATGCTGTATCTAAAGGAGCATCTAATGGATCTTAAACACGTAGGTCGCGTTAAGGCTGATGCAAAAAAATGCTTAGTCGTTTTTCGAACACTGCCTGGTGACTCTAGTTATTGCCTTATAGTTCCTACAGAGTTATTATCAGACAGTCAACACGACGCGATTATTAGCTGCGTCGAAGGTAATACTGCACAAGCTTCCTTTGAGTTTGGCGAGGTATTAGCTAGGGTTCCATTTTCAGATGGTAGAATGATGTTACCAGCTTTACATGCTGAAGGAAAGCTAGTTAGAATAGCTACTAAAGATATTGAAATGATTCCTAATCATACTACTGCTATTCAGCTGTCTGAGTTAAATCAAATGATTGCCGAGCAAAGAGGAACCACTGTAGATGAATTAGCTCTTAAATCGCCTAGTAAATCAGAAGGTCCAAAATCTGAAACAGTAGATGTGGCTACTATTCAAGAAGTACCGAAAGTTTCTGAACCTGATTTAGTTACTCCTAATCCAAATGCAACACCAGAGGAGACTGCAAAACTATACAGAAGTCAAGCAGACAAACTAAGTAAGGAAGCTGCAAACTTAAGAAGACTGGCGGAAGATCTTGTCCCAACGAAAAAACCAGAGCGAAAACAAATGGTTTCCTAAAGATATCAACGATACTTGGTCTGAAATTTTTGAAGAAATTGAATTTGATGCTATACCAATTGAATACATACATGCCATTGATGTTGTTTTCAAAAATAAAAAAGTTTGGTCAATAGAAGTAGAAAAAAAATTATCCTATACATCGTGGAGTGATTTTGAGAAGGAAGTTCGAGAAATGCTCGGATCTTATAAAGATGACATAGAACATGTTAATTTTAAACTCGACACAGAGAGACTTAGAGTAGACATTACAAACAGTACTAAAAAATTCTTCAAAAATAGAAAGTTAAAATGAAAGTAAAGTTAATATCACATAGTACACCATCTCCTGAAATTCTTGCACAAGGGCTCGAAGATGCACAAGATCTTATAGCTTTTTGTGCAAGAGTAAGTAATCCAAGTAATCAGTTCAATACAGGAACCAGCGAAAAATTAATTAACTATCTAGTTAAACATAAACATTGGAGTCCGCTTGAAATGGTATCAGTGTGTTTAGAAATCGAAACAACACGAGACATTGCAAGGCAAATGCTACGACATCGTAGTTTTAGCTTTCAAGAATTTAGTCAACGCTACGCTGATCCAACAAAGGACCTTAACTTTGTACATAGAGAGGCACGACTCCAGGATACTGCTAATCGACAGAACAGTATAGAAACCGACGATGACGACTTACAACAACAATGGCGTCGGTGGCAGAACAATGTTATTACTGAAGCACGTATGGCATATAATTGGGCTATTGAAAACGGTATAGCTAAAGAACAAGCTCGTGCTGTATTGCCGGAAGGGCTTATTGAAAGTCGTTTATATATGAACGGTACATTGCGTAGCTGGATACATTATATCGAACTTCGTTCCTCTAATGGAACACAAAAAGAACACATGGAAATTGCTCGTGCATGTGCAGAAGTAATTTCTAAAGTAGTTCCTATGATCAATAATTTTATTACTGATTAAACCATTCAGTAAGTTTTTCTTTAAGATTTTTTCCGATCTGCTCTTGAACAATCTGTCTATGCTGATTGTTCTTTTTTAGCCTCTCGTTGAGATTAGTAACGGACATTATGGAATCTTTGTTCTTTAAAAGACGTTCTAGCTCTTCTGCTACCATTTTTATTCGATTACCCGGATTTGGTTCTAAATCGTAAGAATGATCTACAATATCATCAAAGACATCAAACCCGTGATCCCTAACAGCTTGCACATGCCCTTTAACTGTTACAAATAATGGTATCTGATAAGATTGAAAAGCAAAAAACGTTTTCTCTGTTAAAAATACTCTATCACTAAAAATACCTCCACAGTAGTTAGTACATTTTGTTCCAGGTATAATAGAATCGTCATAAGTAGATTCTAAAACTACTTTTACTATTGAATCTATTGCTTCGGGCGGGTAAGTGACTACATACTGATTTCTTTTTACTATTCCGTCAGCATACATTGGAAACAAATGTGTGTATTCTGCAGGTATTAATTCTTTATATAATTCGTCCCCGTAATCGTCTGAAACTCCAAAACTCACACACCCTAAATTTAAAAGGTCTCGTTTAACTAATTCTAAAGTAAATAATAATCTAAAATTTTTTGGATTTCTTGATAAAGAATTGTAAAAAGTTTTTCTTTGAGAAATAGGCGTTAGTGCTCGCACTACACTTGTTAGATCCAATACAGGATTAATAACAAAAGGATTTGTACCTATGTGAGGGTAACTTCCGTCTGTAGTATATCCTGCATCAACAACCATTATATCTTCAATATTTTTTCCTGTTATTTCTAAAATAAAGTCTACTATTTCTTTCCATCTGTAATTTGGTAACGCTTCATTTCTGACCATTAATAAAAGTTTAGGGTATTCTTTTAATTTCTTTATGCTATGGCCAACAATAAAAAGTTTTATCCTGCCAAGGTTATCCCAATATTTTAAAGCTGCTACATCAAAATTAATTACGCCTATTTTACGTTTTCCTCTACCTTCTAGAAGATGAACTATGTCTCTGTTTAACCATACCCAATCTTTATCTTTAACTCTCTCTTGTAGTACGTTTAAATGAGATTTACTTAGCATAAGTTTTATCTCCAGGAAATAACGGTAGTTCAGTATTAGGTGCTCTTTTAGGAATTTTACTATCGGCACTACTTACACAACTTGGAGTAATACAAGGTTTAGGACTATCAAATAATCTAAAACCTGTTTCTATATTTCCCAATGGCACATCGTGACAGCTATAACTTCGTTTGATGCTTCCGTCTGGTTCGCGTATAATAATACCTCGATATCCACTACTACATTCCCATCCTTCAAATTTGTTAAAATTAAAGGCATTAAATCGTTCGGCCTGATCCATGTACCACACCTTTTGTTCTTTATCTATAAATTCTACTTGAAAGTGTTGTGGGATATTTTGATTTTCTGCTTTATAAATTGGATCAGGCATCTTAACAAAAGTAGGAAATGGTCTTGAGACTAGTTTAGCAGTGGCAGCTTTAGCTTCAGTAAACGCCCGTTGAGGCATTCCGTTATGTAACTTTTCTAACATTTCAGAAGTATAACCATCTACTACCCGACTAGCAGTGGGATCGCTTTGAGGCTTTAATGTAACATTAATACCCCTATTATGAAAGTAAAGAGCGTTTTCATAATCTTTATCAAACCACTCTGGTACCATGACCATATTAATTGTAACTTGTACATCATGGTCTTGACAAAGTTCTAATTTATCTCCAAATTCTTTTAGCTTCTCTTTAGTGTCAACATGTTCAGTGTGTAGACTAGCAGTTATACTTGCACGGTGGAATTTACTAACAGCAGGACAATATTCATCGTTAAACCATTTTACAGTTCTGCTCATATTAGTTGTCATATGAACACTGGTGTAATTTGTATTTGGGGCATCATTATTCAAATGATTTAAAATATCTATGTACCCTGGATGAAAGGTTGGTTCGCCTCCACTAAGGCTAAAATGAAAACTATTAAATCCTCTTTCTCTAGCCTGTCGTTTAATTTCGTCTACAGTTTTAATACATAATTCTGTTGGTCTATGATCTTTTTTATCACTCCGTGCATAAGGCCAACAATAGCTACAACGATAGTTACAATATCTGCCTAATAACCAACTTACTGTAAAAAGGTCTCTATATAACATATTTCGTTGTCCAACACGAACTATATTTTCAAACGGTATTTTTTTAAAATCGTATTCTGATTTTTCCATGTTAAACTTTCTGAATTGGGTCTATGCTTATTTCGTTTATATGAAATTCTTTAGGCTGTTCAATAACCCATTTTATGTAATTTGCTGCAAGACTAATATCCATACAAGTCCTAGTTGGATGTTTATGTTGTACATTAGATAAACTACCAAAACTTACTAAAGTGACTGTAGGACCTCCTTGCCATACACCGTTCATCGAAAGTGTATTACAATAATCTCTCAAAGCTTTTTTCTCTGCATTATATAACCATGCTCCGCCTTTTTTAACTCGATCAGTTGTTGATCCTACACAAATTATTTTTAGATCTTTTTTGTTTTCTATGCAAGATTTATAAACTGCATCTAGTAGTACAGTTTGGTTAAATTTCCATAGTGCTGAACAATTTATAAAAATATCGTAATCTAAAACTTTTTTGGCTAGAGATAACTGTCCATCCGCTGAGGTTAAATCGTAGCCAGTTGTCCTTGATACAAAAGTAGCGTCCGGATATATTTTAAATAGTTCAGAAGACAATCCAAAATTTTTATTTCCGGTTATTAGTATTTTGGAGCTCACATCTTCCTCTTATTTTTACTTTGAAATAGTAGCATATAAATATTTAGCTAGTAAAAACTAGCCAACATAATTTGAAGAACCCATGAGAAAACTAGTTAAAAATACATACATCATATACATTGTTGATGATAACAAGGATTATAAAGACACCTTAGGTCAGGAAATTGGTTATAATCTTCTAGAAGCATCTGTAAGGCACGACATGCTTTACAAATACTTTTTATCTTACGACGATGCATTTAAAAGTTTACAAACAGAAACAGCTCCTAAAGTCATTTTTACAAGACCAGGAAACACATTTGATCCAATATGGTTAGCACAGTTAGTTTCTAAAAATCCAGAGTATTCTCTAATTGGACATCTTTTAGACAAAGGTGAAGAATACTACGAACTACACAATCAATGTTTTATATTAGATGTTAAAGATTGGAAACAATCCGGATCTCCTATGTATAATTCTCCTGGAGAGCAAACATGTACAAATATCAGTAGGAGCGAGAACAATTTTCATGATCACCACACTCCTTTATCAGTTGATAAAGGTGATGGAACAAAGACCTATAAAAAGATAAAGCCAGGCGGATTAATTATTAGTAAATTGTTAGAACACGGATTTAAAATTAGGCCGTGGACTTCAGAAGAAAGAAAGCATAAGTTTTACCTATACGATGATCTAGTTTTAAAGTACGGATCTTATCTACGTATAGAATGTACGTTTGACGACACTATCTTTAATTGTACAAATGAACCAATTGTAAAATTTGAACTCCCGCAAATTAAAAGAATTGTAACTCCCGCAAACGGACTACAAGCCTTACAGATTATTGACAAGTGCCCTAATGCTACTACTGTAGATTTTAGAGATATTAGTCAATCTGCAATCAATTTTACAAAAAATGTTTTAGACAATTATATCGGAAAAGATTATGACCAACTATGTTTTTCTAGCGGGTACAATCTTCAAGTTAGCAATCAAGAGTCTATTAGAAAATCAGAACAAGAATTTTTAAACGGGCTTGTAGAACCTTATTCCGAAATGCAGTTTAGATTACTAGAACTGAATTGTAACTATTTCAAAGAAAGCTTCTTTGAAATAGAAGATTTAATTAATAGGATGAATGGTAATACATTGTATGCGTTTAGCAATATTCTGTCTTATAGGAAAACAGCATACTTGTACAGTCAAATTCATTTTAATTTAATGTTAAAAACATTAGCTAGTGCAGAAAGACTAGCAAAAAATGATAGTTATTTTTTAGGAATGTTACCTACTAGCGAAGCATCGACAAGAGGATATGCGTTAATGCATGTTAAAGATGTTAGTTTAGATCCTGATACAGAATTCAACTTTCCTTGGAGACAAAAATTATATGAATACTACACTGAATATCTCGGAATTCTTCGAGAAAAGGAAAGAAGAAAATCATTATCATAATTTAACTGAGATACCAAAACATCTAAATTTAGATGCTCAGTTAAAATGGATTATTGAAGAATCAAACTTAAGAACTCTTAGATTAAATGTTGAGATTCCCCATGAACAGATGTATCAAGAAGCTGAAATTCTTCTTGACGAATTTTATTCTCATCGAGACGAAGGCGAAGATCACAGAGGGTGGAAAAGTCTTGTTATTCACGGACGAGGAAAACATATTACTCAAGGTGACGAACAATACGAAAATTTAAAAGATCTTCCCGACTATCATTGGACTGAGATAGCCGACAAATGTCCTATAACAACTATGTGGTTAAAAAGTTGTTGGCCTTTAGATAAATTTCTCAGGGTACGATTTATGCTTTTAGAACCAGATGGCTACATTATGCCTCATAGAGATAACAATAAAAGAAAGTTACAAGCAATTAATATAGCGTTAAATAATCCAGTTGGTTGCGAATTTGGTATGGAAAACTACGGAGTTATACCATGGAAATCTGGAGATGTTAGATTAATAGATATAAGCACGAATCATGCTGTTTGGAACAATAGTAAAACTCCCAGAATACATATTATTGTACATGGATGGCCAGTTCAACAATATAAAGAGTACAGAAATTTAGTTATAGAAAGTTATAAAAAAACATATGAAGAATATATTGCATCTTGGAAGTAGTTGGAGTGAAGTAAATGGTGTACCTAATCATAGCTTACCATTTTTTGTAACAGAAGGCCTTATTAATCGAGGTATTGATGTAAACTATTATTCAACAGCTATGGGCGGTTGTGGATTAGGTGTTCAATTTGAAATTTTATTAAACATTTTAAACGGTAAAGAAAAAATTGATTTTGTTTTATTTGAAGTAACTACATTTGACAGATTTCATTGTCAACTATTAGACTCTGATATTGTATGGGAAAAAGAAGATAGTCATCCTAATATTGTACAATGTCGAAACTGGCTTATTAAAAACTATATTTTTTGGATGCCGCTGCATAAAGAAATTATTAATCAACATTGGCCTTATCTGTCGAATAAAGGAACATATTTAAAAATGGCCAAACTTTTAAATGCGGGCGACTTTAATTGGGAAAGTATTTTTTTAAGTAGAATAGTAACAATTAAAAATTTACTTAAAAAAAGAAATATTCCGTTTTTAATATATGCACACGATTCGAAACAAATGGTAGATAAAACTCGGATATCTCAATTAGTACTTAAAGAAATATACGACGAACTAGACTTTTGTGTTAACGAGTACATTGGTATTGAAACTTTTAAGAAATTTGCCATCGACAGAGGATTTCATATGTCGCCCAACGGTGACAGATATATAGCTGAAAATGTTTTAATACCAAAAATTATTGAAAAATTAAAATGAAAAAAATATTACATTTAGGGTGCAGTTGGAGTCAATTTAATCACGAAGGACAAAAAGGAGTACCTGAAAATACAGTCGAAGTATTAAAAGAGAAAAATGTTGATGTTCTCTATTACAGTGCATCCCATGGTGGTTGCGATCTTGGAACACAATTTGAAGTACTAAAATCAGAGATAGGTAAAGGCTACGATTTTATTATATTTCAAGTTACTTCTGACAGTAGACATCATATAAGAACTGGTCATTATAATTTAGACTGGACTCCTACTGTTTCTCATCCAAACATTTATAAGTGTGATGTTTCTTTAAGAAAAAGTTTTGTGTTCTGGAATCCAAATTACGGAAAAGCTATAGATCAATTCTGGCATAAACATAACAGAGATTATCGAATGGCTGCTAAACTTAGTTACTCTTACGACTGGGATGATCAAAGTTTATACTTTGGTCAAATATGTTCGATTAAAAAAATATTAGAAAAATCTAATACTCCTTACATAATCTATAGTCATCGGAATATCTGGTGGGAAAAACATAATAATATCTTTCAGGCTCACACAACTGATCTACTTGATTTTGATGTTGAAACACAATTAGGTGACAATTTTAATTCTTATATTGTAGACGACGGACACCATTTAAGTAGTCAAGGAAATAGGATAGTAGCCGAAGAATTAATTGTTCCTAGACTACTACCCTATCTATAATTACATCTTAGCTTGTTCTTTTCGCCACTCTATAAGTAAATCATCATCGAGTTCAACTAAGAAAGTTAGTAATAAACCCATCTTAGCGTTCCATAATTTTTTACCTTTGCTCTTAGTACCTTCATTAGTATTATGCAACTGTACTGCATCGAACCACATAGGTTTACCTGGTTCCCAATCTAAAATAGTTTCAGCACTTAAACCTTTTAATCTTTCATACGGAGTATTCATTACCTGCTCAAAAACAGATTTATCAAAAGGTGTTGCATTGTTTTCTTTAGGAACAGCAGTTCCTTGACCGTCATAGAATTGAAGTTCAGTGTAATCAGTGGTAATTTTATACACACTAGCAATATTAGGAACTAGACCGCCACCATTATAAACATGCGCCCAGTCAATATGTCGCTGATCGAAGAATACAATTTGTCCACCATCTTCTTCATTAAGATGTGTTCCTATCCATAAAGGTAACAACCAATTTTTCCAACAAGTGTATTTTCGTTGTTCGTGATTCAACGGGACTTTATCAAATGTAGTTGTAAAATCTTCAGGCCTTATACTATCATTATGTAATCCATATTGTTGGGGAGTAATAAAATAATTACCGCCCACTTGTGGACTTTTTTCAGCAGGTATACCTAAACACTGATCGATTCTATCTTTAAATTTTAAATAAACTTCATGTAACTGTCCTGCTACTAACACAGTTCCGTTTTTATTCATTCTAACTTCTTTGCCTCCGGCAAATGCAAATTTCCAAATCCAATCTAATTCTTCTTTTGAAAACATTGCATCTTCAGATTTTGATGCTCGGCTAATATGCCTACGCATATTTTCAACTGCTATAGGATGATCCATTGGAAGCATATAATGCTCCCTTCTTAAACCTTTAGTGTACTCCATAAAATACTCCTGTCATTTCTGGAAAAATTTCTTCAAAATTTAAACCTCTATGTGTATCAAGTGCTTTTAAATATTCTGTTGTTTCAGGTAATCGGTTAGTCCAATCTTCTGATTTCATAAATTTAATCATGCCGCGCAATCTTTTGATACCATACTCGGCGTTAAGCCACTGTTCTTTTGTTACCTTACCTTTATGCCATTCAGGAACACCTAGTTCCCAGTTTTCTATCCACCATGGTATAAATTCCTCATAGTGTTGTTCGCATTTGTCTTTAAACCATTGAGGTAAGATCTTGACATTTAGGTGTGGTGGCCAATATACAAAATGATGATTAATTCCACCTGCACCAAATGGCCACATGTTAATCTTTTTATAGTTCTGTTGTAATTTCCATTTGATAAATTCTGGAATATAATAAATGTTCAATGCCTGTACTGCACATGCAACTGTAATTTCTACGTTGTCAGATGTTTGTGTATCTAGAATCTTAAATACTTCTTCTGTACGTTCCCATTTACTAGGATATCTAATATAGGCATTCTTTTCACCTATTGCATCAACACTATAATGGAATCGAACAAGTTTAAATTCTTTCCATAACTCAAATAAATCTTCTCGCCATTCGACTCCGTTACTGTTATAACGAAGTTCTAAATTCTTAGCATGTCCTTGCTTTATACATTCTTCTAAAATTTCGTAATGTTCTTCTATGATTAATGGCTCGCCACCTGCAAAATAAAGCTGTTGCATATTCGGGATTTGTTCATAGAATTGCTGCCAAAAAAGAGGATTATTTTTATGCCAATTAAAACTTGAGCCGTTAACACTGCCCTTGTTTTCCCATGCCATGGTCTTGCTTAATTCTCTATTCTGTATAGTAGGATGGATCTTATTCCATTCTGGAATCCAATTACTACTATCATGCGGACTGCACATTACACAGGCTAATTGACATTTAGATCCGAATCTAAGATCAATATATTTTAAATTAGGAGGGACTTGTCCATCATCTGTTGTCTGTGCAATTAACTGATCGATGTCCACACGCTGAGCCCAATAGTTAGTTTCCCATTGTCTTTTGCTTACATGACCAGATTCTTCTTCTTTATAACATTTTGAACAGCTTTCTGGCTGTCCATTATCTAACATAATTTTTCTTACATTTTTCATGTAAGTGCTGTTCCAGCTTGATTGGAAATCGCTAACATTTAAGTTAGCTGGTTTACCTTCTTCTGTCTTCAACATTCCGACATGACCCCCGGTTTCAGCATTTGTAGATCCAACACCGCTAGCATTAGCAGTGCAACATACTCTCATACTACCGTCAGGTCTTGTACTTAAATGTATCCAAGGAAGAATACAAAATGTGTCTGATGGATATTTTTGTGTCATGGAAATATTTAGTTATTATGTTAATTGGCAAATTGGTTACTGAACATATCGTTTTTTACACCACATGTTTTGGCACAGATTTGTAATTTCCCGTCAGCACAACTAGATTTGGTCCAACTATTAGGAACAATATCTTGAAAATATAATCCATTTACGATTGATTCTAAACTGTGATTTTTGGCATTTAAATTTTCTTTTCCTACTTTATTAATTGCTTGCCAAATTTGGCCGCCTTCTGGTAACCAATACCAAACATACATTTGTCCGGCGGTCCAACAACAAGGTTGAACAATACCTTCAGCTGAAACATAAAGACTTTTTTCTTCTGCTACTTTACATTTTATTGGAACTTCGTCCCAATACTTCTCCATTGGTTTTTTCTTAGAGGGATCAATATGAAATTTTTGTTTACTTTGCACAATGAATGCTTCTTCTGCTTTACTTGGAACAAAAGAAATAGTATCTTCTAGTTTTTTATCAATTTTACTTAATTCTGCTAATGCTGTATTTTTATACTTGTCATCAGTAGGAGGTTTTAAAAGAGTAGTTGCTTGTCCTTTACGATTGGCCGCTTGATGAGTGTCTTTTGTTGCGCCCGAGGCATTGCTGAAAAATCTTGCTGATTTTTTAAATTGAAACTTTTCAAACCCCATTTTCCCACTTAATGCTCTGGCCTCGTCGACCTGATGTTCGTTGTGTTCAAATACAATATAATCCCATCTTGCCCTGCCGCCAGCATTTATAAAAGCCTGAGCATTTTCCATAATTTTAGACCATATAGTATTTTGTCTGTACAGATGATTAGTATCTTCTAATCCGTCTAAACTAAACACTACATTAGAATTTTTTCCCATAACTTGAGCAAGACGTGCCCACCAATCCGGTTTCTTCGCACTGCCGTTGGTGTGCATACTTAAATTCATTTTAGGATTAGATTGTCTAAAATATTCAAATATTTCTAAAGTATCTCTAGCAGCAATAGGATCTCCATAATTGCCACACATATATAGTCTGTCTAATTGCTGTATAAACTCAACTGTAAATATTCTTTTAACATCATCAAGATGTAATTCTGTGTTTGGTAACTGAGGATTGTCTTCGCCACCGTTAATGTTTCTAGCACACATTGGGCAGGCTGCGTTACAGCTATCTGTAACTTCTAAGTGTACAGTTCTAATGTCGTTATAGTGGTATATCATCTTGTTCAAATAGATAACTAAATTGTTTTAAATAATCTTTATTTACTGCTTCTTGAAAATACAGAAATTCTTCTTTTAACTTATTATTTGCTCTTGTACTAAAATCGTGATTGTCTAATAAATCAAAAACATTTTGAAAGTCTGATTTATAATCTAAATTACAATCGTTAATAACATTAATTAAAGATTGTTTTGACTTCATAATATATTTTTTTGGAAGAACATTAATAGACATTGATCGTGGCCAAGTGAGTATAATTGGTTTAATTACACATCTTTTATCTCCAAGTGTTTTTTTCCACCAATAAATTAAATTATCTAAATATCTTACATTTAACCCGCTGACTACAGGTACTAAAGTAAGTTGGAAATTATCGTCTACATGTTTGACCGCTAAGTTAACATTTTTTTCAATATTATTCCAATCTGAACTCGTTCTTAAATATTCATTCAATTCGCCATACGCATCAATACTTAAATTTAATTCTACACTTTTAAAACTTTTAAGAAGATTTAATTGGTATTCGCTAAACTGAGACGTATTTGTATTACACCAGAATACAATGTTTGATGAGTAACCTTGCTCAACAAGAAAGGTTATAAAGTTCCAAAGAGGTTTAATAATAAAAGGTTCGCCGCCTGTAACATACAGATGCTCTAACTTATTTGCAATGTCTTTAAGCCCTTCCCAAAAAGTTTCACTTTTATCTAATTGTTCTTCTCCTGGATTATTAGACCACCATCGTTGATTTAACAACATTGTCTTTTTTTCTTCTCCCATTTTTTGCCCTATAGAAGTAATTAAAGAAGACCAATCTGTAGAACACATAATGCAAGCATAGTTACAAGTTTTAGCTACTTGCAAATTATAATAGCTGGGTACTAACTTTGTATCAAACTTTTCCCAATTAGAAAAATCTTCAGGTAATGAAGTATCATAATTTTGTTGAAAGACATTCCACTCTTCTAATCGTTTAGAAACTAATCCTTGTTTTTCTTTGATCCAACAAGATTCACATTCTGAAAGTTTTTCTCCATTTATCATCCGTTTTCTAGATTCGTTGTAGTATGAATTATTAAAAATTTCTATAATCTTTGTAGACTTACCGTCAACTTTTTCTATGTCAGGATTATACTTTGCTTCGCAACAAAATTTTATTTGTCCTTTAGTTTCTGTACTAAAATGATTGAATAACAAAGGACACATTGTTGGATGTGTACCTGGAGAAAATCTATTTAAAAATTCTTCTCGATTCATTGTGTTTCCTTATCCCAATACATTTTATTATTTTTTTGATAAAAGTAATCTTTTTGCATTTCATATACATCATCGTAATCTACTCTATAATGAAATGCTTGACTTTTTAAGTATATTGCTATTCTAACATATGCAACAGGTTTTGACTCTGGTCTAGGTCCCGAAGTTTTATATTGGATGTGCCAAACTGCATTATCAGTTTGTATTTGACATCCACCTTTTTTATTCCAAAATCCTAATATTTTTTCAAAATCTTCCACCTTTAACATGTAAGTGTTTACTGTGTTAGAGCTGACAAGAATACTTAAACTAACTTCGTTAGTTTCTTTAAACAAATAAATTTTTAATGGCTTGGTAAATTCTAACATTAATTATCCAAAACTAATTTAACATCTTTTCCTGGACCAACATGACTTGGTAATCCACCATACTCGTTGATATACCATTCAATTACAGCCTTATACCAATTTTGGCTATCGTGATGAGCCTGCTGGTTAAATTTAAAAATATTATTGTTGGTAGCTTCTATAGCTACTAGAGCTCTTGCAGATTCTTTTTGAAGAGTTCTTAAATCAAAATCATTTATATCCAATTCTCAAAAATCTCCTATATTTTGGTAATTCTAATTCACCTTCGTACAGACAATCTCTCATCGGAGTTTTGTCTGTAAAGTCAATCAAAGAACTAGAACAGTTTACGTGATCTTCAATGTCAAAATAATCGTTAGTTTGCAAAATCACTAGTGTCCCATCTGGTATACTTTCGTACCATTGATTAAAATTTCCTATATGTTCACAACTAGTATTAATTATCGTATTAGGAATATCTACTAAAGTTACTGTTGTTCCGTCTGGCTTAAAAACATCGTAAGTTGTCTTATTATAATTTAAGCTTAAAATGTCAGCAATTCCAGCTTTAAATTTCCACGAATCCATTTCCCACGGTTTATTAAATCTTTCTGCTATTTTAACACAACTAGGATCAATATCAAAACTTCTAACTTTGTTAATTTTTAAATTGCTTTCGAACATCATTACAGCAAGAGTACCGTACCAGCCTGCACATAAAAATACCGTTCCTAAATCTAAATCAAGTTTCTTTAGCTCATGTATTAACCACATTTTGCTAGCTAGTTGTCCTCGAGAAAAACAATCGTCATCATAATTTACTTGTTCAATATAAAAACTTTTAAATGCTGAAACAAACTGTGTTTCTAATTCGTTAGATAAAATCTTCCAAAGACTCCAAACGTTGTCTTCTAGTACTAATTTTCTTAATTCTTCATTATTACAAATCCTAAAAATACTATATAAATTTTCTTCAACAACTGCCTTTCTTAATTCTTCATTTTCTACTAATCTAAAAATACTGTGTAAATTTTTTTCAGTTACAGCTTTTCTTAATTCTTCAATTCCATCGTTTTCTAAATTAGGAATAACTCTAAAAATACTATACATATTTTCTTCAATGACTGCTTTTCTTATATCCTCAGTATATTCATTCTCATCAAAAAGTCTAAAAATACTGTGTAGATTTTTCTCCATTACAGCTTTTCTTAATTCTTCATTATCTAATAATCTAAAAATACTAGAAAAGTCTTTATCAGTATAAGACCTGCGTAAATCAGATATTCGTTCATTAGTATTGAATAACAGTTCAAATCTATCCAACAAATCTTTAATTTCCATCAAATTTTTCCTTTAACCATATAAAGTCGTTTATTTTTTTTAAGGCATCAACGTTGCCTTTGTTTTCAGTTCCGTAGTTAGTACCCTCATGCGCACCGCGAATTGCATATTCTCCATAAGGCTTATCAGATCCTACTGATCTCCAAACATTTAATCTTTCCTCAGTCTCATTAGATTTTTGCCTATCAATTACTTTACTACTTAATTTTACACACTCTCTAAATGCACTTTTCCATGTATTAAACGGATCAGTATTAAAAACAGTAATATTACTAACCTGGGAAACTGGAACAAAATGTCTACTAATACTAGTTGTCATATCAGGTTTAGAAACATCCATATTTAAAGTTAGTTTTCTTGGGAGAAGTTTGATTCCTCCGTATCCGTACACTAGTCCGTTAACTGGATTTAGACTTCTCCAGACGTGAACATGTTCTAGATACTGATTAGAAACATTATAATCAAAATTAAAATCTTCTAACACTTTTGCATCACCATCAACAACCCAAAACATCTTAGTTAAACATTTCTGTGCTGCGGCAATGTGTGCTTGATGTATTCCTTTAACTCCGTGTACACGTTTTGTCATTGGAAAGTTGTTTAGTAAATTTTTGTAATTTTCCTCAGCATTAGGTTCTTGGTAGCTGATAAACACAATGTCATACATCATCGTTTAACAACTCTAGCACCAGTAGTTACTCTAGAAGGGTTAGTAAACACTTCTTTAAAAAATTTACTCTGTATTGGATCAAGCGGACTACTCACAGGAATATCTAATTCGCTTTTAAGTTTTTCTCCTAAAATTTCTACTTCATCTTTCATACGATCTTCAGTCAGTGTTGCATTTTGATCTTCCCAAAATTGATTTAACCATTTAAAATCTCTAACATTTACATAATCCCAATCAGTACAATTTGTCATATAACATCCTTGTCTTGCCCCGAACATTGCCCAGTAACCGTTTTCTACATCTGATCCAACATTTAACCAGGCTAACAATCTATGATAATTCTTTTTATGTACACTGTGAATAAATTTTTTAGTATTTTCTAGTTTAACTCCTTGTGTCAAACTCATTTTGACACCTTCACGGAATCCGGCCCGCCATGCTTGCCAAGGTGTAGCATTATTATACACCCAACTCATGCATTCGTCTAATGTTATGTAATTAATATCCCAACAAAAATCAACTTGGCTTTGAGGATTATTAGCGTCAGCGTTTTCATGAGTTTTCATGTTCAACACGAACTCTCTGGGCCAACTTTTGATCCCACCGTTTCCATACATTAATCCGTTTACTACATTTAATGCACACCAAGACACTACACTTCGATTATATAACTCTTCTGAATCAATTTCAATTGTTTGTTCAAAAAATTTAGGATTTACTATGTTATCTCCATCAATTATAACGATTCTTTCGGTGTCTGCTAATTTTGCACAGGCCTTGTGCGCTGAATCAGATCCTTCAACACCGTGTACACGCTTTGCCCACGGGCATTTAGTTAGCAAATCTGCATAATTTTTTTCAGCGTTTGGCTCGTCATAGCTCAAATATATCACATCGCAATCAATAATGTTAAAAGTTTTAGTCATAATAATCCATATGTTTTAAAATACTGTTCTGTTACCATTGAAAACTTTGTTAAATCGTTTTCGTTTTCGTAAGCATACGGAACTTCGATAAAGTCATTTTCAACTAAATCATATAATTGAAATCTTATTGTTCTAATTAAAAAGTGTATGTCTTGTTTTTTACAAATATAGAAATTTATATTCCTATTTTGATCTCTTAATATTCTTTTTTTAACTGTAGGCGAAAGTCTAAATCTCCAACAATTGGACATTCTTTGAATCAAGCACTCTTCACGTGAATCAATCATTGGTCTAATAATGTGAATATAACTGTGTACTGTAGGAGGTATAGATTTTTCAACTTCTTTAATTTCATAACTACCGTCATCGGCAAAAGTTATCATACAATTACCAATTTGAAATCCACTACTTGAAAATTTTTGCTGTTCGTCAAAGTCTAAAGCTATAAATTTTTTAGATTCTTCTAATTCAGGACTTATAGATTCTATAACTCCGCTATCATTAAAATATAAAAATATGTCTGTTGGATTATATTTTTTCTTCGGCATTTTTCTTTAATTTATTTTCAAGTTTTTGAATAATCTCATGTGTTAAAAACTCATCTTCTACATAATGGAATACACCGTTTTGCAAAATATTTCCTATTTTTAATTCGCATTGATCAGTAAACACACTACTTACAGTATCATACCAAGAAAAGGGCAACAATGACCAATCTTGTAATGCTGGTTTCATATGTGTAAAGGTTGGGATTGACAGAGTTTTTAGTGTACATTGTTCCTCAACATCTAAAATTTTTAAAATCAATGCCGACGAAACATCCATACTAGCCCAAGTTTGTTGAGTGCTAGGACAAAATTTTTGATAAAAGGTCTGATAATTTTTTGTTAAAATTTCTAACCATTTATAAAATTCAAAAGAACTTTCATTTTTTTTGAAATAATGTAATCCAAAATATGTATTTGGTAATTTATTTTCTTCAAAAGATTGTCTATAATAATTAGAAGTAATTTTATTACCTCGATAATTAAACACGTTGCTAGATAACACTACATCTTTATTTTTTAAAACATTCCACCAATGATCATTAGAATTCAACAATAGCATATCGCTGTCATAAACTAAATTTTCTTTAAACGGTGTTACATAAATTATTTTCCATCTATTTTCAATTTTCCAAACACTGTCTTTAGCTTCATCATTCCACGGAATTTCGACTATATAATCAAATACTTTTTTATAGTGCTCGGGTACTTTGTCATTAGTAATAACACAAACTTGATTTATTTTATTATGTAATTTTATACTTAATGCAAGTGCGTATGCCTGTCTAAGATAGTTTACATCAGAATTTTGAGCAAAAATAACATGACCTTTAGACATATAATTCCTTATTGTCCATTAATCGTAGTAAACTAAGTTTATTCATAACATGCACATCCATACCTTCAGTCTTGGACACAATGTATTCATTAGCAGACGAGGGATGTTCTAATAAAAATGTCATTTTATTATCTTCAAATGATAAGATATGATCTTTATCTAATACATATGCTATTTTGGCTGGAAATATTTCTATAAAATTTTCTTTAGAAAACCCATTAAACATATGTATCGCAATACTATACGCGATGTCATTTCGATAATTTGAACTTAATGTTTGATACATCATCACATAATAGCTCCAATTATCTTTAATATATTCAACTAAATTAAAAAATAATTGATTCTTTTCAGTTTTTCTAAAATAAAAAACAGTGGCCCAATAAAAATCAATGCTATATTCACTAATGTGATTAAATTCTTTGATATTTCTCCAACTAGCTAGATCAAAACTATCTTTAAAAATTAAAAAATCGCTAGTCTTACCCCAGCAACAATTTAAAAAATCAGAGTTAATTATATAATCGCAGTCAATTACTAAAGTTTCATCGTAAGGACTTAGGTCATAACAGGTGTGTCTAGAAAGATTATTCCACTCATCGACAAAGTTTTTTAAAGACCCGTCATGAAATAATCTTTTTTGACCCAATTCTTTCGCTAAAAGAATAACATTGTCAAATAAATTTTCTTTATCAACTTGTACATCAGTAACTAATGTAACAGGTACCTTTAAAAATTGTGCGACTCTACTAGCAGCCAGCTTGGCTAATTTAACATAATCAATAGTTTCGTTATTGAAGGCAAAGATTAAGACACCCTTAGTCATAATTGAACTAAACTCTCAACCTTTCTAGAAAGTTTTAATTGTTGATATTTGGTTTGATAACTGTTAACTGCCATAAAGTACTGATTTAGAATATCTTCTAAAAACACATTAAGATTTTTGATCTTGATGGGAAGGTCGTTATCATCTATAAGCACCACATCTGTATCTTGTTTCAAGTCTATAAGAGTTTTTACAAAAGTTATTAGATCTTTTGATACTTGGAACGTGTGCCCTTGGAAAAAATAAACTAGATTTTGTTTGAATTCTTGCTTTAAAATTGACTTTTGATTAGCTAAAGTTGTCATATAATTGGCAACTTCATACGCTTTTTGAACTTTGTCGTCCATTTTTACTCCAAAAAAATAACTATACTGCCTAAGCAAGTATAGTTATCTTTTTTTTAAGCCTTAATCTAAAGTCTTGATTAAGTCATTGTGGATGTAACTGTTGGAGCGACAATTGTAACACTGTTAGTTCCGGAAGTTTGAATAGTTCCAACCGGTCTTAATAAAGCACAGTTACTAGCAAATGTTCCGTCAACTTGTTCATCGTTAGGGCCACCGCCGCCAACTGAAGCATCATTATAAGTGATGATGAATGTCATTCCCGAGTTGTCTGCTGTTTTTTGAGCTGTCATAGTAACAGAAGCAGTATTGTACGGAGTGTTAGTCGCACCAGTTACAACTGAACCAGCAATAGTAAAGAATGTCTGTGGGCTAGTTGTTAATGTTCTATAATTAACACTAGTAGTAACTGTACCGCTATACAAACCAGCAGTAGAAACAGTAACAGTATCTCCTCTAAACTCAATTGTTCCAAAATTAAGCAATGCTGTCCAGTAGGTGTTTTTATTGTTAACTGATCCACCGGTACGACTTGCGCTAAATCTAAAACTTCCGCCTGCATTAAAGAAATGTCTTAGATTAGCAGCGGAGTTAGCTGTTGTTGACCCTTGATTACCGCTTGCTGGATTAGCAGTACTGCCAGTAACAGTAATAGTATGAACTCTAGTACCATTAAAAGTAGCAGTAGTTGAATTTGAACCAGCCGCATTTGCTAATGTTGTTAGCGAAAACTGAGCTGGGATCGTTACTGTGTTGTTGATAACTGAAACTATTAAATTAGCCTCAGCTGGTCTAACTAGTTTGTCTGTTGCAATTTGTCCGGACATGTTGGTATATTGTACTCTAAGCGCATCAGAAATAACAGATGTACTTGTTGGAACAATAAGTTGATTATAGGAACCAGCTGGACTACCAGTTGCTCCGGAGCCGTTAGTAATACCCACTCCCTGGTGATTTCTGATTCTTATCAAATCGTTTCGTAGATTTGTAAACTGACTCAATCTAATAGTTGATCCTGCCACAACTTGAGAAGAAGCTACTGATTGTCCATAACCAGAATTCCCGCTACCGGTGCCTAAAATAGATGCAACTGAAGATTGAATAGCATTATATTGTGCTGCTGTAATTTTTGCCATTTTTTCAATTCCTTATAAAATAACTGCTTCGACTAATTTGACACCAGAATCATTGTTTGATTCTAGGGCAATAGCGAAAATATTAAAAATTCCCTTGCTAATAGTGTTACCTACCGCAACTCTTTCGGCACAACCATCGTTGGCCGCAATTAATCGGTCACCTTTGTTTACTGGACCAACCACTTTTACTGGCACTCTTCCTTTTAAAGCAATGTATGTGCCGCCTTCTAGTGTACTGTTCATCATATAAGCAGGGTTTCCACTTACTACACCTAGTGCTCTGTCACCACTTTGTGATGCAGTCACTTCAGCGTCACCGCCTACAGTAACTACGGTTCCTACAATGTAGTCACTGTCAGCTAGATATTTTTCTGCTAAGTCAGCAAATTGTGCTTGTAAAGCAATACCTGTAAAATATTCGCCTTTGATTGAGCCTGGAGGTATAGTAGTACCATCTATTACTTCTGAAGTATCGGTTCTACAAACAATCGTTCCGGAAGTGCCGGTAATATCAGCTGCTGCATAACTGCCGCCGGCTTCTCTTAAAGTATTAGATTGTGTAGCAGTACCATTAAATTGTGTAGCATATACTACAGCATACTTTGCTCCAGGGTCACCAATATCGTACGTATTTCCAACATCGGGCATAATTTTAGTTGGAAATATCTGCATAAGTTTTGCATTACCTACACCTAATGTTAAACTTGAGCCAGTAGCTCTTACTGTAGGATCCGACCCTTGCATTAAACATTCAAGTTTAGGAGTCGAAGTTCCTACAGTAAAACCAGAATTAGAAAATGATGCTACGCTAGTAAACGCTGCATTTACACCGGATTTAGTAACATAATCTGAAGATGGGATTCCACCTAACTGATCAGCATCAGATGCTACTCCGTGATACTTATATCCTGCATCGGCACTTAGCGTGAGTCCTGTTTTGATTTCAGTAAAGTATTCTAATTCAGTAGGTTTATCTGGTTCCGATAATACAAAATCGGCCGAAGAACTTACTGTAAATACTCCAATATCTTCTACGATACCTGCAATAATATATCTTAGAGTATTGTCATCTGCTGTAACTTCAAGTGCCTTCATTTGAATAGTGCCTTGTCCGGCAATACCCTGTGGCCCAATTAGAACTTTTTCTGTTCCGTTCCAAACATATAACAAGTCGTTGTCTGTATCAAACCAAAAATCGCCTGCTACTAATCCCGATGGTTCTTGACCACTAGCAATAGAGCCGCCAGCGACTTTAAATCGTGTACCGTCAAAGTAATTAAGTTTTTTAGTGCTAGAATTATACCAAAGTTGTCCGGCAATTTTTCGAGGTGGCTCAGTTCCGCCTGCAAAATTTTCTAGCAAATGTACAAAGTTTTCATTCTGCACTTCTCCGTATCCGGCATAGTTTTTTCCAACTAACTTGATATCTAAAGTGCTATCAACAGTGCCATCTTCTACGATTATTGGATCGAAAGCGCCACTGTATCTATCAATTGTGTACGGCATTAATTACCCCTTTATTCAAAATATTTATCATCAAACGCTACTTGTTAGGTTAGTTACAAAGGACCAAGCATGTTTTTCGGCAGTTCCTACGACTGAAAATGATCCTTGATCTGTGCCCAGATTACTGTAGGTAAATGAGCTTGGGCCAGTTACTGTAATACTTGTTAAGGCACTAAATGTAGTGTCTGTTGAACAAACAATATCAATTACATTTCCAGTGCTGTATCCATGAGGACTACCAACTGTAATTGTTGCTAAATTTGTCGCTCTAGCAGCAGTCGATAATGCAACTGTTGCAGAAGCAGTAACTTGAAATTTCTTTAAAAATCTAGATACAGGATTAATATTATCATCTAAAGTGCAGTGTACTCTAGCTACAGCACCGACTCGAAATTCATCTTCGGGATAAATGTCATGACAGACTAATGCAATACTGTCATCAGTTGGTGCCGGTAAATCTGTAATATCTAATGAAAACCCTACAGGTCTAGTATCAACATAAGATCTGTTTGCTGCATCAGTTTGACTTACTGGAGCTGTTACATTCTTAATTAAACTAGAATTAACATCAACTGATCCTGATCCATTTGGACTAATAATAATATTGCCGTTTGTATCTGTAGAACTTACAGTATTTCCGTTAATGTTTATATTATCAATGTTAAGTTGTGCTAGAGTTCCTAAAGAAGTTAAACTTGAACTAACTACAGATGGGCCTAATGTGGTAGAACTTAAAATTAAAGAATTGTCAATTCTGTATTCTGTTCCGGTAGGAATATTAATAGTTTGAGATAGTTCCCAAGCATCATTTGACAAGTTGTATAATATAGTTTTGTCTGTTGCTCCGACTAAAATTATTCCGCCACCGTCGGCACTTAAATCAGTCTGAGCAGTACTATCGCCCAATGCAGGACGATTCAATTCAATATTTTTATCTTCTGAAGTGATAACTGTAGTATTCATTGTAACAGTTTCACCTTCGACAATTAAGTCGCCTGTAATTCTTGCATCACCGGTTACATCAAGATTATATTCTGGGTATTCGTTAAAGATACCAACTCGACCTTCTAATGTTTCAATTTTTAAAGCAGATATCGGGCCACCGCCCCGTAATGCTTTAATACTAAACCCTTGATTGATCGCATTACTAGAGATTTCAAATATTGTATCATCTACATATATTTGGCTTTCGTCTGCTTCTCCTAACTTTAAAGGAGTAGAGTTTTGAATAGTTATTGTACCTATTGTCCCAGTGTCTTGATAGGTTGTCATAAAATTAGACACGGATCTAACTGTACCATTTTCATCAACTAAATTTTCTGCTGCTGAAGCAGTTACATAAAACTTAGGAGAAATAGTTCCAGGATTGAACCCTTTTCTAATTGTATTTGAAATACCGTTAGTGGAAGGATATCCAGGTATAATTTTCTTTGGTGTGAATTCTGAAGTGTCTTTACTAAAAATTCCTAATAATATTTGTGCGCACCAGAGATAAACTAAAGTTCTACTTGTTTCAGTTGTATCTAAAATTGTTTCAACTGTAAATCCTGAAAGACCTTGACTACTTTTATATACTGGTCCAGCTAATACTAAATCTGACCCATCATAAAAATACATTTGATTATCAGTTGGGTTAATCCAAATGTCGCCTTGAGCTAGTGCAGGTTGTGTAGAACTGACTGTTGAACCGCCAGCTGCTTTAAATCTAGAACCATCATATACTTTTAATTTGTTTACGCTAGTATCGAACCACAACTGTCCTGTTATTTTGTTCGATGGTTCAGTAGTAGATGCAAAATTTTCTAATAGTTTTAAAAAATTCTCATTGATATATTCACCGTAGCCGGAAACATTTTTACCAATTAAGGTAAGATCTGTAGTTTGATCAATGGTTCCATCTATAATTTGAGTAATCTCTACATTTTCTGTGTTATTAATTTTATAGGTCATGCAATTACCCCAGTAAAGATTATGTAGTTAATTGTTGTAAATGGGTTAGTGACATCAATTGGTTGTCCTAACGAGCCTGTTGTGTCAATTCCGCCACTGTTTGTTAAGTATTGTGCTTGCAAAGGTGCAGTGCCTCCTAATCCCGATATCGCATCAAGATCCGGTGGAGTTCCAGCAACTTGTCTTACAGCATAATATTGATTTCCTGCACCACCTTTTAGATTGTGGCTATGCTGTGGAAGTTGGCTTACAGCTATCGAAACCTCCGGATTACCACTTGATTTTCCAATAGTTGTACTAAACGGAGTTTCGACACTACCATCAATGATAGGTCTAGCTCCAGAAAATCCTGTTATTGGTAACGTTACTGTTACAAATATTACTGCCGGTGACACCGGAGTTGGTAATGAAGGTATACCTGATCCAACAACAAGTGCCCCGGTAAATGTACCTTCAGTGAACTCTGTTCCTTTGGCATTAAGAACTACCGATGTTACCTGTCCAAGAGAATTTACTATCACATCAACAGTTAATCCTACGCCGTCTCCGCCGCTAATTTGAACATTAGTATAAGTTGTTGATACTGCTGCGTAACCATCGCCCGGATCGTCTATCACAAAATCAAACTGAGTAGATCTAGTAATAAAGGTCTGATTGTCCATACTATCTCTACCTAGTGCGAATCTTCCTCGCATATCCGGTAAGGCAAATGTATTGATACCAATTAAAAGAGTTTGTTCTTTATATTTGTATCCAATGACTGCAAATAAATCAGGATAAGCACCAATGGTTATCTCGCTACCGTCGCAAAATAAATATCCGCTTGGAGGAGTTTCTCCAGCATATGGTAGAATAGTTCCGGCTGGTATAATAGGAACATTGTTTAGAAGATTTGCTTTAGTTACTTTTCTTAAACCCGTATTAGGTCTGTGTATTAATAGTTCATCAGTAAACTCGGAACTAAAAATTTCAGTTTTATTTGTTACAAGGTTTTGGCTTAATGTTGCTTGGAATTGTACATTCCCTCCAACAGTCTCGCCATTAAACGCAATAGCAGGAGCTGAAATATCCCCTGTGATACTAAAGTTAGTAGTACCAACTAACCTAATAGCCGAAGTTGCTGTTCCAGTTAAACTACCGGTCACGGGACCTATAAATTCTCCTGAATATACTTTATCAGCATAGACATTCCTCCATGCTTTTCCGCCAGATACTGACGGATTAGTTCCTAAATCATAAGAACTATCTAAGTTTGGTATAATACTATTTGAGGTAATTTGCCCAGCAACACTAAGATTTTCTCCTACTGTTACTGATTTTTCTACGCTTATGCCGCCAGCGGTTGCAATAGATAATGCGCCCGTTCCTGATACAGTTAAGCTATTACTAATCTTAGCTGATCCTGTTACATCTAATTCTGTATCAGGAGATAAATTATTAATTCCAACTCTAGGACCTGTTGCTAAAATTCTTAATGCAACTGAATCTGTTCCGCCGTTATTAACTACAAAGTCAATACTTGATCCAGATGTTTTGTGATATATCTTTGCTGATCCAGCAGTATCTGTACTAATAGATGTAGATGCATTTGCTCCTACACTAATGCCTCCATCATTTCTAACAGAAAAAGAATAGTTAGTATAGGATGCTACATCTGACCGCAAAAAATTCGCCGCTGGTATAATCTTATTAGATACTACTAGCCCGTCAGCTGCTTCCGCTGTTCCCCAAAGTTTATTAGTTTCAGTGTTATCGTTAAAGTTTAAAGCAGAAACATTAATACCTTGTTTTATTTCTGTAAACCCAAGAATTGCTGCCTTAGGTGAAAATCTATCTTTACTAATGATTGCTACACGATTACCGTTTGAAAACATTGTAACAACATTATAATCTTGGCCATCTTTACCTGTTATTGTTTCGCCTTCAGCACCAGTCTTATTGACTTCGTTAAAGTTTGGTCCTATTAATGCCCAAGATGAACCGTTGTATAGGTACAACTGTTGATTTTCAGTATCAACCCATAAATCGCCTGGACGTCCTGAGGTCGGAGTTGCGCTTGCTCTAAAAATATTTCCAGCAGGAACAAAATTTTCTCCATCAAAAACTTGTAATTGTTGGGTGCTAGGACTTGCATCAAACCAAAGTTGTCCGGTAACTGGGTTTTCTGGCTGGGCGTTGCTGGCAAAATTTTCTAATAAGTGTAAGAAGTTTTCAGCTATGTCAACACCGTAAGAGGTAGTATTCCTTCCGGTAAATTTTATACTAGTGGAGTTATCTCCAATCTGGTCTTGTACCTGTATTGGTTCCTTGTTAGTATCAGTGTAATTAACTAGGTAGTATCCCATATTACACCTCACTTAAACCAGTTAGACTTTGAATTCTAACGGTGTAGTCTACTTGAATTACCCTATTCAGTGATTTCTGTACGGGATGGAATATTACGTGAGTTAACAATCTTCCAGTACCTGTTGCACTGTACGCTCTAAGACCAAGTTCATCAAAAACGAAATCTCCGTTATTATTCGACGTATTATCAAATGCTTCTTGTCCGGCTGGCTCACCGTAATCTAAAAAACAAGTTACAAAAACATCTGTATAATTAGTTCCTGTAACATGTCTAGTCTCGACCCTATTTCTCGTAGGGTCTATATTTGTTCTTTGTCTATCGTTAACGACTTTAGAGAATTTTTCATTATACAAAGTTGCATTAGTGCCTGTTGAATTTGGTGTCAAATATGTAATAATTCCGGTAGGATCAATTGTAGTTCCCCCGTTACCAAATACCATTTCTTGTATAAATCCTTGCCCTTCGTTCGCAATACTTTCAGCAAGGGCAATGCTAATGTTTTCATAATGAATAGCATTTCTTTTATTCACAACGATTTCGCCCGTGTCTGGGTGCCATATTTTTATATGGCCTTCTATATGTAATCCTGAATGATCTTTACCTTGCATAATAATCTCGCTAATAAATTATTTATCAACACGCATAATACACTATTTTAATAACATATCTGTTATTTTTTAAGATTATGGTGTTTTATTAGGCCATGCTCCTTCGTATCTTTTTAAAAATTTTGCTATTGGAGTATTAGAGAACGATAAGGATTTCCCTGGCTCATTCCAAATCTTCCCTTGTCGTTTAACTATACTAATCTTAGTTCCAATACTTGGAATTTCGCTTAACAATACACCCTTTGTAGTGCCATCGACTGCAAAATCTGCATCAAATTCAACATCTGCTCCAGGACTTTCGGGTCCGTTATCTAAGCAGTGTACTTCATAAGGATGTTTCTTTAATCTTCTGTTTCCAGTAAAGAATTTCCACTTATCTGAATCATTAAAAAAGCTATCAGAGCTTATATGATCGCTTGTACATCTATAGTTATAGCTACCATAAATTACAATATCTCCTAAATTGTAACTTGTATCTGATGTCCAATCTCCCATTACTAGCCAACCCCCGACAAACACTTCAACATCATCGCACTGTCCAAACTGTGTTGGGGTTGATGATCGGCGCCATCCAGTATATAAAGTACTTCCGTCGGCTACGGTTCCTGATGTTAATGCTGGAGTAAACTCTAACGGTACTAATTTAGTGCTACCGTCGCTATAATGATTTTCTATAATTAACTCATCATTATAAGGAATAGTTTCTGAAAAACTAATATCTTGTACAAGCATACCAAAACTATGTAATGTAGGTACACCTGTACCTAAAGTTCCTCTTCTTAACTGACCTAGAATATTTCCATTTTTATAAAGATATTCTATACGTTCTCCGTTAATTTCAATAATTCCTGGAATATTTTTTAAACTTAATGGATCTGCTAACACACTTCCATTAGTAACTTCAATTTCTGAATCATAATAATTTAATTCTCTTGCTAAGGAAGTTTGCTTGTCAGAGCGTAATCTCTTATAATGCACCCTATTTAAAATATCTTTAAATTGCATGTAACTAATTGCTTGCTCAGTTACTTGATCATTGAATACTATAATCTCAACTATATCGCTAGATATTAGATCTTCAGACAGCATTATTGATTGTTTTAAAGGATGTAAAGAATAATCTACACTATGAGTTAATAATTTTCTATTCTTAGTTACCCATACATAATCGTCTGAAGACACTGGTGCCTTTAAAGAAAACATACCGGCAGTATTTTTCTTAAATTCATAATAGTCTGCAGACATTGGAACTATTGTACCTTGGGATTCTAATTTGTTATTTGTTCTTTCTACATTAAGGATATCATGATTGTAGTATGTAATAACTTCAACCTCAGTACCTGTTGGATATGACTCTGTAAGTATTAAGTTAGTTACGCCACCACTGTCAATTTCAATTCTGTAATCAGCATCAGTTAAAATTGCAATAGATAGCACTGTTCCTTCGACATACGAAGAACTTAACAATGTAACCGATATTCCTGCACCATTAAAAGTATAATCAATCACAGGAGATAGCAGCTTACCATCAACATACACTGATAAATTAGAGACAGTTAATGTACTTGGAGTTAACTGATATTGAGGAATATTGTAAGTTAACTGACCTCCACTTAATGTAAAATAAAATGTTCTAGGAGATCTTAAAACTTCTTGTCCTACTCTTACAATTGAATTTCTTCCAAACGGTAATTTTTTACCTATAGGAATAGTAAGAGTATAACTAAACACTTCTTCCTCTGCTTCAAAAGATTCAGATCGAATAATTGACATCTTATCAAGTACTGGTGTTCCTTCAATAATAGGAGTAATTGCATAGGTAATCACAGAATCTAATTCAGGCGGTGCTGCAAATTTTATTCCTAATTTACCTATACTAGATTCTCCATATGATTCATCAGTTTCAAATAAAACATAGTCTATTGCTTCGCCGTTAACTAGAACGAATCCTTCAAAATTACTTGACCAAGATGCTCTAGTTATGAATTCTGTTGAAACACCGTCAGCTATAAAATAATCTAAATCAACTACATTAGATGAATTTAATCCAAAAGATGTAATGTTAACTATCTGTGTATTAGACGCTGCTGCTGTTAACTTAACTTCATTTAGTTTCCAATCGTACTGATAATCAACACCTCTGGTTAAAATTTGATCGTCCAATTTTACAATTAATACAGCATTTCCATTTGGAATCTGATCAAGGGTAAAACTAGATGTTGAATTGTCTCCTTTGTAATTTTTAGAGATAATTTTTGCAGACCCGCTTGTTGGTCTATTATAAACTTTAATTGCTACAGTGTCAGAAATATGTCCTGGTACAACTTCTTCGGGTGCCGAACTTGACGTTGGTGTAACGAATCCGTCACCGTCAATAATAATATCATCTGCATTTAACCCTGTAGCAGATGAATAATCAATTGGTCCTCCGTCAAGACGTATGTCATAGTTAGTTTCTAAAGGTTTATAGCTGCCATCGCTTGTTGATCGTCTTACAATAACAATATCATTGCTGTTAATTGTAATTTTATCTTCGGGGATCACCACTGTTTGGTTTACTCCGTCTCCTACAAATGTAGCCATTACTGCATCAGGGTATCCAGGAATAGGAACACCTTCATAATCATAGTTGTCGATTCTAACAGGCGGCAAATAACCGTTCACAGACCTTAGGTCCTCAGGATCGTACCTACTAATATAAACGTTAATTTCTTCATTTAATGCAGGAACATAATCTAAAACTACTTCATAATTCGCACCGGTATAGACATAATCATCAAAAGAATCATCAAATGTGTCCCACGGAATTGTCATCCAAGGTAAGTTATCCCAGCCGTATTGTATATTGAAATCAAGACCAACTATGTTTACGCCACCGTAGTCAACGCCTGTCATTAATTGACTTAGTTGCTTACCTAATTGAGCAGTCTGAGGATCGTAATAAAAATTAATTCTATCCGCAGCATTAAGATGTATAGATGATTTATTATATCTAATAACTACAGTTGCACCTTTTGTCGGCGGAGTTTCAAAAATTACAGATCCGTAGTACTGTGTAAATCCATTTATTTGTGTATTCTTAACAACTAATCTATAATCATCTCTTAATATTTCAACATTATTAATTGTAATTAAAGTTTTCCCAACCTCAGTATTTGGTGCCCATTTTAGATCAAATTGTAACCTCTTTCCTGTTACTTGAATGTCGCCAGAGAATGTTTCTGTTTCAAGAATACTAGTTACTGCATATGTTCTAGTTGTTCTATCAAATCTCATTTTAATCATAGAACTTCTAACGACACCATTTTCAATAATTGCTACAGCTCTAGCATAATTGTCTGATAAGGCTGTTCCTCCAGAAAGAGTTACAATTGGTGCTTTAAGGAATCTAGTTCCGGAATTTATTATTCGAATTTTAGACACCTGTCCGTTTGAAATAAATGCTTTTGCCGATGCTTTTACTCCATAACTATCTTCTATAATAACGGTTGGGGCTGTTATATATCCAGAACCTCCATCTACGATTTCAATCGAACTTAGTGTAAATCCAACATTATCATACCAATGTTTCCACGGATATTCCGATAATACACTAGTACCACTAATCTCTGTTACAGGAGGAACCGCATTTACGGTCTCAGAAACCCTAACATTTACTGGAATAATTGTATCCTGATTACTAATAGTAGATTGTAAATCAAAGTCTGTTAGACTTAACGGAGTATTTTGAACTGTATTATACGTACTGATAAATTCTCTAATTTTAGTTCTATAAGGTTTAACTTCATTAATATAATCTTCAAAATTATCTAAGTTATCATTATTGTAGGTAACTTTTTGTTTTAAACTACCTACATTATGTTTTGCCTTTACAAAACTAGTTTTAAATACCCAATCAACTAATGTTTGCTCCGATAGTACATATCTAATACTTGAGAAGAACAGTTTTAAATATTCAACTCTTAATGTATCGACAAAAATTTTATCTTTAAAAGAATTTAAAATTACTCTTAATTCGACTGAGGCAAATTCATCGTACCCGTCAGAATCAAATAAACTTCCATCGTAGCCAACACCACCTTCTTTATATTTGTAAAGATTATCTTTAAATTGTATAGTTCCTTGATAACGACCAACGACACTATAACTTTGAGTATAATCAACACTTGTACTATCTGCATATTTTTCAAGGATTATCCAGCCGCCTGATCCTATATTGTTAACTTTAACTGTGTCTCCAATTTTGGTTTTAAGTAATGGTAGCTGATAAGTACCGTCTACTGCATAATCTACTTTAGTAAATTGGTTGTAACCTGTAGCATAATAATCAATATAATCCCAATATTGAGTTACATCGTATGTTTGAGTTTTTGCTCTAAACCAGGAAACATTATCCCACTGATAAATGCTCCATCGATTAAGAGCAGCAGAATCACTATTAACAAGTACGCTATAATATCTTACTGTTAATCGTGTACCATCTGAATATCCTTGTCCAGGATTATTAATTAAAACTTCAGTAATTTGGCCTTTTGAGTTTATTACTGGTAGTATATCTGCATTTTTTCCTGATCCGTATATTTTAATAGACGGTGCAGTTGTATATCCATATCCAGAATTACTAATAACTACTTCAGTAATTCGTCCATCAGTAATAACAGGAGTTAATATTGCCTGGCGGAGACTATCAGTATTAATAAATCTTAATTCTAATTCTGTATCGATAACTCTATCGTAAAGTCTAGAAACAGACGAGGGCTTTGGTTCAGTCATTAACAAATCGCTCAAGTCATAATCATCTGCTATTAGATTTTTAGCTAGTACAGAATTTGCACGTTCAAATAGTTGTTTTAATGCTTCTAATCTATTAACAAACATACTCTGTCTTGGCCTAGATTCAATACCATATCGTAATTTAATAGGTAAATTTAAATCCGGTAGAGGTCTATCATTAGCATCCTTGCCTACTAAACTGTAAAACCATTTTTCTTCAATCTCTTTAGGAATAGATGTATTCTCGTTTTCAGAAATAATTTTCCACTGATAATGTGAATTGTTATCTGTCTTATCAATTATCCAATACTGGAAATTTAGATTTACATCATTATTCTCAAGTAATGATTTAAAATTATAAAGATTTATACTGTTCTTTGATAAGAAAGAAACAAACTGATATCCCTGAGCTTTTGGATCTGAAATTAAATTTGCAACATCAGTAGCACTGATATTTCTTCCTGCTACTGATGGCACTGTAACTTTGTTTTTAACCCAAAAATAGTAAGTGTTCTTAAATGTTTTTGAAATACTATCGTATCGTTTCTTAATACTGTAGGCATTATCGCCGTATAAACTTTGACCGCTTATTCCTTGACTTAAACCGGATTCAGTATCTGCAATATCGTCCCATGCAGATGGTAAAATCTTTGATTCTACCCATTCGTAGATATCAATACTTGCATTTTTATGCAAGGTATTCCATGTGCTTGATCTGTATATTAGGTCTTCAACATAGCTGTCTAAAAATTTTGCGTTGGTTAAGTCCCACCATAATACGCCAACCTGTTCCGACGTCCAGTCTAAACCTTCATCTACGTTTAAGTCGTTATTACTATAAGAATAGATCGCAGGATCAAAATAGGTTTTAAATTTAATTTCTTGATCAGCAGGTCCGGCAATCTTTCCTTGCACAGGATCTATTACGTCTAGGTAATTTAATAATGTATTTGTTCTTGAATTATAAACGAATAATTTTTTAATTTTTTCAACGTCTACTACTGCAGACTCTTGATAAAGTTTTTTCCAACTGTATTGAGTTTTTAGTTTTTTAAATGAATATACAATTCCTGTATTTTCAACGTAGCTATCGTCATACTCTGGTGCCGAAACTAGTATAGTACTATCGGCTACCGCAATACTTTCTCCGTATTTTAGTAAGGAAGAATCATTAAACGTTAAACTTTCTCCATATATGAAGTTAGTATAATACTTGTCAAATATATCTATTCTTCCGTTATCTAGAATAACAGTGCTGCCGTCTTGGAAGGTGTCGCCTTTCTTACTAAACACTAATAGTGTTTTATCATCATTCATGAATTCAATAGTTGACCCAAATCTTTCGTCAATCTCATCACTGATACTACGAATAGTTTGAGCTTTTTCATAGGTTTCGCTAGTTAAATCATAGACAAATATTTTTCCGTTGTTGGAAGCGCCTACTATGTCTGTAATTCCAATGGCTAGAGAATCTCCAGTACTGCTTAATGCTACACTGGCACCAAATCTTGTGTTTGCTTCAAGATCGCCTGTTGCCGGTTCTAATACTGGTAAAATAAGATCGTAGCTATTGCCATTATACTGATATACAAATACCTTGTCTGCATTAGGGGCTGATATCGCTAAACGATCCCCTGAGGAAGAAAAATCAAAATCATAAGCAAACTTATCAGAAGCAGGGCTAGTGTCCTCAATGTTTAATACATCGTTGGGGAAATATCCTAATATATTTTTATCAGTTACTACTGTCCATTGATCAATATCAAATGCACCGGCAGATAAATCCTCAATTGCTTCATATATACTTTGATTATAAAATACTAAATCTCCCTGGTAATACTCAATTAAACTGCTAAAGGCGCCACGATACCTTCTATCATAATCCATGTGCCACTCAATGCCGCTATCGTCACTTACGTTAGAGTATCTATACAGATATAATTTTCCAGATAGAGGACTTGTTATACCAAGAATATACTCTCCATTAGACTGAGAGAACTTCATCTTTGTACCAAATTCTTCGTTGTTTAATACAGGATGAGGGCTAGTAAATGATGTTACTACTCTGTATGTTCCATCAGCAATTCTTTTGTATAAAACAACCAATCCTTGACCAACATAGCCAGAAGGTGTTCCTGATTTAGTTGCTTCGATTAATCTTGCGGGAGTCCAGTCTTGAGCAAATTGATCAATAGTTGATGTTTCAGCATCTAATAAGTTAGTTGCAGCTTGCCAATGAACATTTCCAACTCGAACAATGTCGTTTTCATTATAATTTGCTGTTGAATTATAATTGCCGCGGTAAGTTGTTTTAATGTTAGAAGCACGAGGAGCAGCAATAGCTAACCACTCTGCATCTTCTGACATTGCCAATTTAGTTCCAAAGCCGCTATTTGTAAAATCTGCTATAGGACCTAAGGCTGACACAGTAAGTTCTTGTAGTCTTCCCCAAGTTCCATTGAATACATTGTATATTAATACTTTATTTTGTTCTGTTCCTACAGCCAAAGTAGTTCCAAGCTTGTTTGTAGCTAGGGCAATACCAAATTTTTCTTCGGTTCTTGGCTCATCATTTTTTAATTCTACTTTAGCATATACTGGAGAATTTTTCCAAACTGCCCAGTTGTTAGACTGTTCATTTGAATCTGCCCATATCAGTTCTCCGGCTTTAATATTTGTAGATAAAATTTCATTAGCTAAATCAATACTTTCAAGTCTCTGACTAACAAAAATCAATTCTCTAGTTGCGCCTGATAATCCTTGAAAGTTTGGAATTTCTTTTTCTACAACTATAGTATCGTCTATTAGATCAGACACTGTATAAAATCCGTCAGCGTCGCCTGACGATTGTAATCCAAATACATCCCCAATAGATAAATTAGGAGTTATATCACATTCAAATGTTAAGATTCCGTTGTCATATGTTGCACCTATAATAGTAAATGGTGCTCGAGTAATTCTATAAACATTCCAATAATCGCCGCCTGCATTTAATGTTTCAAAGGCGCACCAAATGTAATCTCCTATTGAAAATTCATTTGGATTTTGATCTAAAAGGTCAAGTAAAGAATCAACACTAAGTGTTACGTCGTCGTATCTTACATACCCTGGAGTTCTTAAAAATCTTGTTTTATGAGATCTTATTGGCCAAGGATTACTAGAATAATTAACTGTTCTAACAACAAGGTCTGTTGGCACTTGTCTGTAAACAGAGTCAACAATATTAGAATCAATAGAATTAACAAATTCAATTGGCTGTGGATTAATTTTAAAATTATCTTCTTTTAGTTTAATTTCAATTTCATCAAACGCTGCACTTGCACCGTATTCTCCTACTCTAACAGCCCATTCTTCATCAAACACAAGACTATCTTGGTCGTTTGCACTTAAAACGTCAAACAGTTTGTTTAAAACATTCTTTGTGCCCTTCTCAATAATCATACCTTGATAAAACTTATACTGACTTACGTCGTCTCGAATAATATTTTCAAGGTACTGTCTATTTTGATATCCAATTAAATGTTGCGCTACTTTTTGTTGGCCTGCATCAAAATTATCTGTGTCTAAATCATAGAAATCAGTAAACTGTTCTGCTTTATAATCCCAGTTAGGAATTAACCTAGGTGTAGGTTTTTCTAATAGTAGCTTCCACTCATTACTATTAAACAGTTCTACTCCGGGAATAAATTTGTTTGCACTATAATAAAATTCTTTAAACTTTACAATTGTTCCTAACGAGTAATCTGTCCAAGGCTCCCAATCTTTAATTACTGCTTCATCATAGATAAATCCTGGAATACTAAATCCGCCTGTCCAGCTTTGAGTAAGGTAGCCGTTTATTTTAATTCTTTCTTGACGATACCCTGGTTCTAAATCATAGATAACATCATTAAACATTGTTCTATTATCTATAACAACTACATGTTCTTTTTGTATTAGATAAAAAGTAGCTGAATAAATTCCGTGGCTAGTGTTTGCAGGACTTACTGAATAATTGTTATCTGTTCTATAAATGCTTGTTAGATCAGGATCTAATTTTTGCCCGTCAACTCTTAAAATGTTATATCCGTAAAAACTATCTTTAATATCATTAACTACTGAAAACTCAGTATTAAGAGTAATTTTTTCTGCTGCAGGACTTAGAGAGATAACTGCTCCAGTTTTCCATTTCTGAGTAGCCCAGAACATAAATTCTTTTAAGCTGGTGTTCCAATTAGAAATACTTTCAGTGTTAGTATTAAAGTCGTCAAATACAAATCCTTGGTCTTCTAAATAGATACCGTATCCTTCTAAAAAACTTACCACTTCTTGTATTGTACTAAGTGTAGTTCCGTAACTTAATTTTAATACTTTACGTTTTTCCCAAACTTTACCAAGAGTGGCAACTACTCCGCCTGTTTCTGGGAGACTTGGTAATAAGACATAAAGATCTTTATCAAAAGTATCTCCGCTTATGTGATTAGTTTTTACTCTATAATATCTTCCGTTGTATCTAATTACTTTTCCAGCTACATAAGTTTGGTTAGTATCAAAATCTGTAAATGATTCGCTTATTCCGCCAATTCTAATAGTAGGACCGTCTTGTAATTTAGAATAGTAACTAAAATACGGTTCGTCTTGATTATACCCTGCAATATTAAATCCGTCAGACACTTTAACAATAATAACTCCACTATAAGAAATTTTTCTAATTGGAGAGCTAGTGTTAAGAACAATGTTATAATTCTCCTGCGGAACAAATACATTATTTTTAGAAGTTGGAGATTTAGAATCAAGAATTAATCTAAATTTTTCCTTACTGGTAAATCCGCCAAGTTTGCTGACTATTCTATTTGTTAAAGACGACAAGTCACTCTTATAACTAGAAATATTATAATTGTTGATAGTAAAAATATGATCAGAGATATAATTTATTAATCCGCTGGAATATTCTCGAGTAGCATCATTAACATTCGAAGGTAAAATTATATCCTGAAGTCTTATACGAAGATTGGTGTCTTTGTATACTAACTGATTGGCTTTATTTTTTACAATTCTACTTCTATCAAAGCAAGTTCCTAATGTTTTGTTAGGAGATAAGGTTAAGAAGGCTAGAAGCGCAGCAAACGGATAAAGACTTGATCTTCTCCATGCTGTCTCAACTGGACCTTGATCTCCAAATTCTAAATATCCGGCTGGGCTTGGATTTATTACGCCAGTGACCATTCCGGTTTCGTACGGACTTATTAATCTTCCTTGATGGTCAACAGGAATCATATCTATCAGTCCTGGCCGCTTGTAGTGCAACTTTCTAGTTACTGGTTTTCCTGGCTCTCGAACTGCACCGTCATTTAAATCTTGCCAAAGAATTCTATTATTAGCAGTGTATGGCGCTGGTCCATATACTGATTCCCACCATACAGGTTTAATAGTAAATCCTAAAACCTCCCAAGGATGTGAATGCGGTCTGTCTGTATCAAGGAGCCATTTATAAATTGCTCTCCAGTGTGCTGGCACGGGTCTTCCGTCAGGTGCAATGTTTCCTCTATAATTGAAAGTAAAGCCGTTAGTTCTGTCATACGTTGGTAATCTAGTGTAATCTTGATCTATTTGGCTTGACCAGTAATAAAAATATTTTGATAGGACTTGATTGTATTCATCTAAATCATAGTCTGTATTTCTAAAGTAACCTGGGATAGTATCTTCAATGTTAAAAATTTCTGGATTGTAAGAGATTTTTATATTATTATAAATTCTTTTTTCTAACTCTAGAAGCAATTCATCTCTATAATCACCAAATGCAATAGTAATACTTCCGTCGTGTCCTTGTATAACATCTGTAGGTTCAATATAAGTTGTATCTTGAAAAATTTCAGGAACAAACTTTGGCCAGATGCCTAATTTTGTTGGTGTAGGAGGTACGAAAGTTCCGTCAGTTGACTCGTACTCATATACTTCAATCAAGTCATCCTCGTTGATGTCTAAGATGATTTCTAAATATCCTGAAGAAGTAAAGGTATAATTCAATCCGTAAAGTAGTTGTTCACCATTTAGATAAACTAAAACTGACTTATTTGATAATGCTGACATATCAAATACATCAGAAATTGGGTACATCTTTACACGAGAATCCAACACAGGATATTCAGTTTTTTTACTTGGTCCATAGGCAAACATATCGCTTAGATAATAAGGATTTGTTTTAGGAGTCTGTTGATTTATTTGATATAAAATCTCATCAACATGGTCCCTAATATTGCTGCCAGAACCTGATTCTTCGGCTAGTCTTAAAAATAATCTTTTGAATGTTGCATACGTTTCTTTAGCGTCTTCAACAGATTTTAGAACATTAGCAGTTTTTGAACCAAGATGATAAAGACTAAAATTTAACGGACATGTGTGCTGAACGAACCGTGTACCGTACGAGGATGTGTCTCCTAAGTCTCTAAGATTACCTTGTCCAATATAATTTCCTACAAATCCTGGAATATTTTCAGAGATTGAAGATACATGATCAATAACTTCGCCTAAAGTAAAGTATTGTAAATTATTGTTTAAAGGATTATTTTGTAAACTTAAAGGTATTTCGTAATATCCTTTTTTATTCTTAGCTTGTTTTGCAAAGCATTTTAAGGTTATTACATCTGAATCTGTAATTGTTATTCTACTGTTTTGATTAAGCGATACGTATTTGTAGTTTATTCCTGTTTCTACAGTAAACGCAGTCTTTGGAATTCTTTTACCGTTAATTAAAACTCTAACTTCAAGATCTAATAAATCGTTTGCATTATCGTATACGTCAATAGGAAAGTTATTCTTATATTCTGTACCTTCGTAAATTCTAATAATAGGTTGAGCATTAGTAATTAAATTCTTACACCATCCATTAGAATATTCTTCAAGATTATATCCGTGAATAATTTTTAAAAATCCAGTATCTGTATTTTTTGATAGTGTAACAAAGTTTTCTTTATATTGAAAATAATCTGTTAATAGATTAAATTCAAATAATATGTCTCCTACATTTGCTATATTTTGATAAGATAACCCGAACCCTAATTCAGAGTCGGCACTAAGTGAAGAAGTTTTATATGAAAAAATCTTATTTCCTGCAAAACTTGATCCGTCGTAAACAGAAATGTCTGCAAAGCTATTTCCATCCTCGTCAAATAAATCAAATAAAGGAGACTGATTTACTGTTATTTTTTGCTGGCCTTTGTTCCAAATGGATCCATTATAATAATACATTGATCCTTGATTTTCTTGGCCGAACTTTACAAGAACTGTTTCTCCGTTAATAGGAACAGTATCGTCAGTTTCAATTAGAGTAATTTGATCTTGTGCTACCGTTACTATATCAAGCAAGTGATTTCCTTCACTTTGCGAGGTTAAGGTAACAACTTGTGTTAGATTTTTATCTGAATATAGTCTAATTCTTTTATTATCAACTACGTAAACATAATAAACTTGGCGATTAACTAGTCCACCAATTGCAGTGTTACCATTTGACAAATATTCTACTCGTCTTCCGTTAACTAATCCGTGATCAATATCAAGATTAAGGTGGTTAGTCGGAATTTCTACATTTGTAATTCCGTTAAATTCAACTTGTCGATTGGCTGGCTTTACGTTGATAAACTTAACTTCAAAAATTTTCCCTTGAACTCGTATATCTGTATCAGCTGTGAACAGAATTCTCTGGCCGTTTACTAGATCTACATTATCAATATTATAACCTAAACTTCCTTCAATAGTACTAAAAACGTCAGTAGTAAATGTATCTACTAAATCTACATTTTTCTTTGCAACTGATCCAAAATTATATAATTTTACACCTGCATCAAATTCAATAATTGGTCTTTTTGCTCTTCCGCTCTGATCAATATCTGGCGCTAAAGAATTTAATTCATAACTAGTTTTAATCACATCTTCGTGGAACCATCGATTATATCTAGCCCACGGATTTCTATCTGGACTTGATCTATTGATAGTAATATAATCTTTTGATGCAGCTAAACTATTTGCATCACTAAAAGGTAAAAAATCAAAAGGAGTGTCATCGAACAACACCTGACTATCAGAAGTATATGTGCTGATGATTTCTAAATCTTTTTCGCTTACTAATGTAATTTTATTTCCTACACCCTCAACATACCAAATAGAATTAGAATACTTTTCAGGAGATACAGTTCCAGTAAATTTAATTTTCATTCCGTTACTAAAAGAAACACCATTAGACATAGTATAAGTCTTTTTGCCTAGGATGTCTTTTTCAACATCTAAAAATGTGTTTTCTGTAATGTCTTGTATTTTAAATATGCCCGAAGTATCAATATTATTTTCACTTGTGTAAAATAAAAAGTCCGGTGCGTCCTCAGGAATTGAAAATTTAATTTCTCCTACTTCTACAGCATTTTGACTTACACCCTGCAAGTAACGATCTGTTGAGCCAATAGTTCGTTCAGTTTTAATACTGAATGGTTCTCCTGGAGAATTAATTATAAAATTATAAGTTTGTCCTCTGTATAATGTTAAAGAAGGATTTTTACTTAATCCGTCTGGTGTGAAAACAAAAGACCGGTTATCTCCCTCGTCAACAGTAACAACAGTATAAGTGCTTTCTATTGCTAGTTGTTGTCCTGCTACAGAAATAACAGGAGGGCCATAGGGTAACCAAAAATACTGTTGAAAATTAGCAAATTTGTCCCAGCAGATATGAGGTTCCCAAGAATAAAATTCTTGCTTGTTTAATCTCTCATGGTTATCAACGATTCCGTTATTGATCTTAACATGATTAATGTGATCTATATAATCTTTTAAAAATGATACATTGCCTAAGTAGTCTTGAATAATTGCTGCAGGTTCAAGTTGATAATTAGATCTATCAATATCCGATGCTTCAATAAAAATATCGCTAGCCGTGACTGCTTTGGCGTTTTTTCTTCCAATGTAGCCATTTACTTTTTTAACTTTTCCAGGCTGTGTTAGTTGATCTATAGTGGCTTCGGTAAATTTTTTGTTAGCATCTGTTCTATAAAATCTAGGAAGAAGACTTGACGATCTTCTTTTTTCGTTTGAATTTATAGGGACACCGTTCTCATTTTGATTTTTATCGTATGCCATTAAACACTCCCAATCGTGCTGCTAAGAATATTTTGTTCATTTAGTGTTGTTGATTGTATAAAGATTTCACCAGAGCTCTTAATTTTTGTTGCAGTAATTGCGGAAATAATTTCAATATTATCCACAGATGCTCCGCTTACAAATATTTGATCTCTTTCTGCTTGAATTTCATATAAGCTACCAAAAAATAAATTTGATTTATTAGGTACAATAATAAAATTTACAATATCTGGTGCTAATTGATTCATCACATATGTTGCTAGTTCTGTAAAGTAAAAACTATCTCCGAAGTCCCAATTTTCCAAAGAGAAAAATTGATTTATTGCAGATAACGCTCTTGATTTAATATCATTATCACTTACTACCTTTTCAGAATTTTTAACAATTTTAAAGGTTGCTTGAAGGTCCGGAGATGCCTTATTTCCAAATAAAATTTTATATTTGACAGGATGGTAGATAATTTCATCGCTAATAGATTTTATTTTATTAAGATCTGTAGATAATAAATTAAACAACTCATCGCTGCTTGGTGGTAGTGGTTCGGTCGTTAAACTTCCTTGTAGGTATCTTCGATATTCTTTATCGTAGTTTTTAGTTAAAACAAAAATGTCTACAATATTAGTAAGGCCTGGATCAATTCTAGATTCGTAATCAGCATTATGAATATACTGAAAATTTAAATTATCTCTTCCTTGAAATACTCGATATGAATCACTAAAACTTAATTTTCCTTGGGATAGATTTAATTTTTTAACTACATCCGTATCAACAAAATAAAAATGCTGACTGTCGTTGTAGTCATTAAAATTAATCACAGAACTTTCTGAGGGTAGAATTATTACTTCTCCCGTATTTGAAAGATATCTATAATCTTCTTGCCCTTGTGCGATTGAATATTTTTCAAGTACTACATAGTACTTTGAACTGCTTTTGTTAATAAGTTGTTCAAATAATTCTGGGTTATCTACTACACTATCTTCATCAGTGTCAGTAAATGTAATTTGAATCTTTTTAGTATCTACGTAACCATCTAATCCTTTAAACTCTTCAGAAATTTCCCAATCTAAATCTAATGTATAGGGAATAGTTAACGACGGTCGTGTGTTAATTCGTAAAATTTTTATTTTATCCTTGATTGTAGTATTTGATTTCACATCATATACTTTATCCGAAGCATCAAAATAAAAACGTATCTGTTTATCACTTTCGAAGATGTATCTTAGTTGTCTATATTGGACAGTATAGTACTCGGTGTCAGTTGTGAATAAAAATATCCAACTGTTATCTAATTTTGAATTTCCAATATCTCCAGCCTTGCCTAAACTAAATGTTGTGCTTTGGTTAAGATTGGCTTCAAAAATAATTTTCCAGGTCTTTGTATTAACATCGTATCGAAGTCCAAATGGTTTATTAGAATAAATTAAATCAACCATTGTACTGACTACAGTAGTCTCAAGAGAAGTGCGCCATCTAGGGATAATTTGTTGTAACACTGCGTTTGACGGTATTACATCGTTCAATAGTACTGTTCCAGCACCATCTGGCTTAATACCAGTATTATTATTTGTGCCGTCACCGTATACGCTAACAACCTTAGTCCATAGCACCGATGATGCATTAGGAATTAGGCTGGTGTTTTCAGTAGTAGTAACAATTTTATTGCTATCGGATGTGTCAAAATATTGTGTTGCAGAATTAGGTACTACAAATTTTAATAAGGCTCCAAATTCTATATGTTTTAACTCAGTAGTTGTAAATGCTCCTGTTTTAAAAGGAATAATTTCAGATAGGTCGGTAAAATATCCGGTAGACTGATTAGTATCAGAAGTTACGTTTATCCACTTAACATCAACCGGTGCGGTATCTACATTTGGAAATTCTGAATAGTAAAAATCTCTTAATGTATTTTTTTCTAAGATAGATGAAATTTCATTATAAATGACACTCTCAATATCTGTTCTAGTCAAATAACTGAATTTAAAATTGTCAATAAATTTTTCAATATACACAGCCCCATCGTCGGCAAATAAATTAGTCTTACTATACTTCCCGGTTGGATCAACTAGATCAAAATATCGACTTATGCCACTGCTAGATCTATTGATTGATTTTATTTTTGCTACACTTTGACTTACTGATAAAGGACTAATATTATAATCCTCAGCTGTAATCATTCTATTTTGTGTGTAATATGTAGCCGGTGCATTATTTTTAATTTCTGCATTTGTTTCCGATGCTGCGGAATTCGCCACACTTGTTTGTAATGACATTGTAATTGTCAGTGTTTCAACTTGACCAATATTAGAAACGTAAGGAATATCAATAGTGATTCCTCTAACATCTTTTGGATTAATTGTATAATTTAATCCGTTACTAATTCTATAGTATACTCTAAATGTGCCAAGCGGTAAGTTTCCAAATGTACCGTCACTAAACGATAAACTTACGCGATCACTTGATCGTGTAATAACAGTAAAAATATTTTTAATATTTTTTTGCAGACTGTTATAAATGATATTGTTACCCTCTAATGAAGGAACTTTAGCCCACTGCTCTGTTTCAAATCCATTGTTATCAATTTTATAAAGCCACATGTCGCTGTTGTTAACATTAACAGCGTCAAGGTCAACTACTTCGTTAGTTGAAGGTTGAGTAATTGTAAACGTTCCTTGATTTAATGTACCTTGTCTAAAATGTAAAAAGAATCCAGTTGAATTACTTGCTGGGCCTTTTCCGTCTTCTCTATAAAGGAAAGCAAGATTGTTTGCGACGCTAGGGGACTCTTCGTATATTTCGTCAGCTCCAGTAAACACAGTGCTAACTATTTCAAAATCCATGTTACGGCCGTCTACTGTTTTTGTAAACGAGTAAACCGGAACATCTGCATTTACGCTCTGAAATCTATATTGTTCAGTTGGGACTCCGTATACTGTCTTTTTATCGTCCGGATTTCCAAACTGTTTGCTTGCAGGTATAGCTGCATTTATTATTTTAATAAATTGATCGTACCAATTAGTATTAGCAGGATCATTCCACAATACAGTTTGTCCGGATAAATTTCGTCCGTTACTATCAACAACTGTTTGTGTAGTGCTTACGCTAGTGAACTTTAGTAATCCGCTAGCAGGAATATTCCTTTTTGGCGTGTAGCTTAGTAATCTAGCTAGACGTAGGACACTATCTCTGCGTTCTGCAAGTTCTAAAAAGTTTTCTCTAGCATTTAAATCAACCCTAAATGCAACATTTTGTCCCAAAAATGCTATTAGATCAATTAATGCAAGGTACTCGCTAGATTCAATATAATCATTGAAATCTTCTGGATAATTTTCTCGAAGATAGCTAATCATAGTTCTACGAAGATTTTCAAAATCGTAACTTTGAAAGTCTGCGTTTCTATAACTTTGGTATATTCTTTTCCAGTCTTCTGCGACTAAAAGTCTATTTTGTCTATCAGTTGCTGACATATCTGTTTCCTATTAACAGATATATTTATTGGAATTTATTATCTGGGTGTTTAATTGATAAGCCCGTTATCCTGGTCAAATTTAAATCTTAGGGCTTCGGAAATGTTATAAGGCAAGTAAGTCAGTGAACACTCAATTTGAATACCTGTTTCGTACTGTGTTACAATTATTTGATCTGCTCTAACACGCGGATCATAGTTAATGATAGTTTCAACATTTTTTGTTATCAAGTTTTTCACTTGATCAGTTAATGGTTCAAACAATAAATCCCAAATTACAGTACCAAATTCGGGCTGCTCTAATCGTTCACCTTGTCTGATATGGAAATGATTAATGATATCCTGTTTAATCAAGTTAAGATCATAGAGAGTATATGAGTTAGTATCACTAGAAAGTGTACTGAACCCACGATATGTCCGTGCGCCAGGGATAAAGTTAGCCTGCTTAGGAGCAGGTAAAGTTATATTTTCATATAATCTGTTTCCAGTAACCATAAACTATTTAACTCCCTTTTCTAAATGTATCAACAATGCTTAGTTTTTTCCACTGTGGTGCTGCTGATGATAGAGATGTTGATTGTCCTTCGTATCTACCGTCAACATCTCTATCAGTTTTTGTAGGTTTAACTTCAGTAGGATTTAAATTTTCGTGTTGAGGATATGGTTCATGCGTTGGCATTCTTCGCATAATCATGTTTCCTTTACTACCAGTATCAGTAGGCAACAGATGTGTTTTTAATTCTTTAGGAACTTGAGCTTCAACGGCGGCTGTTGCAGATGGTCCGTTCATATGAATTTTGCTTGCTGTTTCAATATGTTGGCTTCCACTCTTAATATAAGTGTAAGCTCCGGCAGTAAATGCATTATTTTTTGTAGTTTTCCAATCAACATTGCCTTTTGTAGTGTGTTTAAAATTTTCATTAACTGTAGACTCAACGTTCTTTTTAACTAAAATTCGTTGATTCTCATCTACAATTAATACACTATCTTTATTGACATGTGTGTGCATTTCACCTGCAACCTTAGTATTAAAATTGCGTCCGGCCTGCATATTAATATCACGCTCTGCAAAGAAATTTAAATCCTGTGCAGTATGTACACTTATACTATCTTCAGCATAGATATCAATTTTTCCATCACTTGATAACTCAATCCAGCTGGTTCCTCTAGCATTACCAATGTAGATTAAATCTTCACTATTATGTAATAGTATTTGATGCCCAGTTCGAGTGCGAATTCTAATCAATTCATTATGTGGAATTTTTTTGTCGCCGTCTGTTTCATCTGCTTCTACATTTGCATATTCAGGAGGGCCTTCACTAGCAGTTTTTTTTCTTAAAAACTTATCGTCGCCATCATCCATGACTAAAGTTGACCCGCCTAATCTACTGACAAATGCTCCTGCAATCTTATGTTCAAATTTTCCAACTTTGCCTCTTTTTCCGGACTTATCTACTGGTCCAGGGGTTGACACTCCAAATACTGCACTAGGAACTTCTCGGCGGGCACTAGATGTTGTAAGACCTCTAATATCATCTTCTAATAACCCTTGAGTTTCTAAAACATCTTGCAGATAAGTGTGTACTGGTTTTTTAATTTTAGTTGGATCTTGAACTGCTTCGTTTATATCTTTGTTATATTCTGCAACCGGCACTGTAGGTTTCTTGCCATCTTTACTATAGCTTGTTGATGCCATTCCTGGCACCATAAAATTCATATATCTGTCTTGAACACAGCCTATCCAAAATCCTTTTTTAGGATCACCGTTAGCAAATATAACCATTACTGTAGTTCCTATGTCCGGTGGAATCATCCACCAGCCATAACTTTTTTGAGTTTCATCGTAAGTATCGTTGTCAGAATCTTTTCCTAAAAAATCTGCACTAGTGACTCCATAAAAAGGACTTAGATATTTGACTTGGAATACCTGTCCTTCCCTTGAATCACTGTTTCCCACAGGATGTAATAGTTCTACTTCTAATGTCCCCATGTACTCTGTATCGAGGTGGCTGACAATTTTTGCCAGAAACGGTCCTGGATTTGGTAATGATTCTTGCGATGATCTAGTTAACTCTGGCATATTTTAAATTGTAAATGGTTGTCTAACTGGTGGTGTTACAGGTACTACAGTTCCTTTATTATCTACTACATTTTTCTCACCAGTTTGGTTAGTTTTAGTAATAGCAGCAAGAACATTAGCTTGTGTCTGTTCCCATGTGGGAGGATTATCCGAAGCAACTGCAAGAGAAGGTGTAGCAGGAGCTTCATCTTTAAGTTCTTGTATCATTCTTCGTGTCATACTTAATTGCTGTACAAATTTACCCCTAGAAAAATTACTAACAATAGTTTGAACTTTATAAAGTCCGCTGTACTCTGCTACTAATTTATCCGGACCAAATTCGTAAAATCCGGTATTTTCATTCAAATCAACTGGTGTTCTAAAATTTAAAACTAAATCTACTTCGCCACTTTGATAATCTATAGTACCGTCTGCATTAATATTAATTAAGCTTGTTTCTGGTGCAGTATAATTACCCATTCCACTATCACCAAGATAGTACGGATCTCCGATAATTTCCATATCAACAGCAAGCATGTCTGCGCCTTCAGTTAAAATATCATGGAACTGTCTGGCGATTCGTGTTTCTACAGTTTCAATTCCGCCACCGCCGGCGTTATCAGTACGAGTACTAATTGCATCGTATCTTCGTTGAGTGCCCATTGAGTTATCTGGTATCACTGTATTCCCAGTAGAATTTTGTGCTCTTTCTACTGTTTCGTCAACTGCGCCGCTTTCTTGTGTTTGTTTTTTAACATCTTGATTAAGAATACCAGAATCAGCAGTATAACTTTGATAAAAGCCTGCGTTAAAGTGCATGTTAAAACTTAAAACATCTAGATTTTTACCGGTAAACACATAGTTGTATTCTTTAATTGCTTGTTTTTTAAGTTTATCAATCCCTGGAGGAGGTGTATTAGGTGGCATAAATCTACTCGAGTGTACTAGATACGGCACTATCCTATATACTATTATTTTAGGTTTCTCTCCAGTTTGTCCTAAGTTAGCATCAGTTGATTTATTGTAAACTTGTGTTTCAATTCTCCACCAAGGAATCATTCCTTCATTAGTAATTTGATTATTACTAGTTGCTTGTCTAGCATAATCGCTTTGTAAAATAACTTGATTGATTACATTGGTTATATTGCTACCCTGTTTAAATCTAAAATCAGAAGTGTTTACTGGACTTACAACTCCTGCTCGATTATAATATCCGCTTGATTCATTGTATGCAGCATTATCTTTGGCAAATTCTTTATCAGCTGCTCGAGAACTATCAAATGCCATCTGAGCTGATCCAATTTTGTTTACTGAGGATTGAGTGTAATATGCAGAATCCCCTCCCTTGCTAATTCCTAATTTGTTTTCAATAGTAGTTGCAGCACCTACTTGATTAGGATTCGTTGTAGCAGAGGTTGTTGATGTTGTTGATACGTTGCCTGTTGTTTTTAAATCTGTAGGAAATAAAATTACAACTTCATCAGGAACAGAAACCTGAGCTTGTGTGTCTTTATTTGCAGTTTCTCTAATTCTATCATTTATTTGTTTTTGAAGACTCTTTGGTCCTGATTGCAACATTTCTTGTACTGTTGCTCCAGCAATGTTAACTTCTGTCAGTAGCATTGAGTAAGAATCTGCGAACCCTTGTTCGTTCCATGGGTATGCTTCAACTGCATATGTTGCACCTTTAGCATCAACTGCCATCTCAACTTCTCTTAATTTTAAAGGAATATATCGAGTAGTTCCTGGTATATTAACTGATGTATTATCGCTGTCTACATGCCCTGCAAATTCAATTTTAAGTAAAAAAGGTGCTGTAAGATAATTTTGATGTCCGGCATTTTTAGCTGCAATTTGGATAGCCTGCATAAACAATCCCATGCTATAAGTTTCTGTAATTTGAAAACTTAATCCAGTAGCATTTGTATTTCCTGTAGTTTTATCAAACCCCATTGCGCCTTCGATACGCAAATTATCCATAAAGAAATCAAATTTTCCCGAAGGGTTATTCTGTGTTGTTATAGCTGTAGGGATTCTGTTATCCGGAAGTCCGCTACCGCTTCTAAGGACGATAGTGTTTGGACGAAATATTCCTTTTCGATATGTTTCATCAGGAAAATTAATTTCTTCATCAGTCAATACCGACAGGGTAAAAATGTAGTTTACTGTAGAGTAAACACCTAAAATGTTAGGAAACGGTGGCGTTTCATTTATAGGGACTATAGTTTTTTCTGCTGCGCTGTATTCTGATAACTTTCCAACATCTGCTAACTCTGAAATTTTAACATTAGGTAAGGAAGGAATCCCTGGTAAATTATTAGCTGCTATCTGCTTTAATGCATTGCCGCCGGCTGATACTAGATCTTTAACATTTCCAGAAACTGACAGATTCTTTGCTAGTCCTGTATTGCCTACTGTAGTATTACTGCCAGTTGATGCTGTAGTTGCACCTGGGTAATTAGGGCTTGTATAGCCTGGAGGGAAAAAACCTGGTGGCATATTATACTCCTAACACTGCTTTTAAACTTGACCCTTTAGGTATATAAATTTGTTTTCCTGGAGTAAAATCAAATATAGGGTCTTGTAAAATATCTAAATTTCTTTGTATAAAGACCCACCACAATCTTGGAGTGCCGTATAGGTCATAAGCTAATAAATCTGGTCGGTGTGTATATTGACTTTCAATGGTATAAAGAAAGTCATCGGGTTCGGCACTTACTGGACGTATTGCTAGTAAATCTAAATAACCATTAGTAAACGATGTAGTAAACCAAGGACTGGTAGTAGAATATTTGGCCATTATACGAATCCTACAGGGTTATTAACATATTCACCGTTAACAAATTTTTGTAAACTAAATTGTCTAACAGTTTCTCTACTGTAAACAGGTTGTAGAGTTATTGTTATCTCACTCTTAGTAGGAACATGTGTTGTTCCCATCGGAGGACCTTGATTAGTTAAAGAAGAACTAGAAGGAAGAGGTGGTGCTCCAAAGGCTCCGCCAACTATATTATTTTGTAGTCCAGGAATTGACAACGAAGGTCTTGAGCTTGTTTGGGAGCCCGGGGCTCCTACTTTTGTAGTAATGTAGTTAACATCGGCAGGTAATCCTATTTGAAAACTTTTTACCACCACAGGAATATTCTTAAATACGTAATCTCCATAGCCATTAAGCTTTAAAATTACAGGAGGATTACCAGCATTTTCACTCTGTCCTGAAAACATTTTTGTAGCACTCCGTAAAAAATGTACCACAGCAAGCCAATACGCTGCCTGTACGCCATCTTCGGAATAGAATGTACCTTGAATAGATATCTGATCAACCTTTGAATTTTCATATGCAAAAAATCCAAAGTTTTGATGCACTGGAGATTGATCGCCGTAACTGGCAGCACCGGACATTGTTATACTAGGAGTATAAGGAAAAATTAGCCCGCCAGCATCAATTAACGGTTTCAGTACCGGACTTTTATCAAAAAATGTACCTGGCGGTAGGCTAAGACGAACACGCCAGTCTTGTCCATCACTAAAGCTAGCACTTGCTCCGCCAAACGATCCTAGGATATTTCCACCTGGTGGTAATCCTATACTTCGAAGACTTGATAGTAGCTTTTGTGGATCGGATATGTTGTTAAGTGCTGCGCCTAAGTTAGCAGCTAGTCCGAGTCCAGCAGAAATACCGGACCCAATAGTTCTTGCAGTTGTACCGGCAGTTCTTGCAATTGATGCCGGATCAAAATTTGTTGGCATTCGACGTTCTCCTTGTCCATTATTTATTGACAAAATTAAGTGCATAGTTTATAATTTTACAACAAAGGATTCATAATGACCGTAAAAATCAATTATCTTAACAATAAAGACTTATTAGACGAAATACACAAATCAAAAAATACATATTCCAGCTATTCTAAACCAGAATATCACAGATATGATATAATTTTACCGCATGTTGACAAAATTAATATTCGAACAATCGCAGAAGCTAAACGTAACCAAGCGAAAAGACTTGGTCAAATAGAATATGAACGACGTAAAGCTGCCAAGGAAAAAGTAAAACAAGCCGACTGCGAAGTTGATTACAAAAAAATTCTGAAAACTGATTTGGTTTTTAGAATCATGACTTACGATCATATTCCATTAAACGCCACTAGAAAAAAGAATCCTAAAACAACTGCTGATGGCAGGGACAAAGTAAACTTTCCTCCATTCCAACACTGGAAATTTGACGAAAACGACATACTAGTGTGTGTAGGAAAAAGCCACTGGAAGGGCGATCTAGAAAAAGGAAAGTTCAGTAAGGATCATGGACAAATAACAAATACCCTAGCCCGAATGTATATTAAACTTTGCGAACGTTACGCCACACGAGGTAATGTTAGAGGTTATACATACAACGATGAAATGCGCGGACAGGCTATTTTACAACTAACACAGATAGGACTACAATTCGATGAGTCAAAGTCAGATAATCCTTTTGCTTATTTCACTGCTGCTGTTACTAATAGCTTCGTTCGAATAATCAATATTGAAAAAAGAAATCAAAGTATTAGAGACGACATACTGGAAATAAACGGAATGAATCCTAGTTATACTAGAACGGGGCAGGCAGAGTATGCTGCTGCTTCAAAGCGAAACGAGGGGTACGATGACTAACCTGTTTAAGAAAGCAGCGTGTTTCACTGACATACATTTTGGGTTAAAATCAAATAGCAGCATACACAATCAAGACTGCGAAGATTTTGTAGACTGGTATATTACTAAAGCAAAGGAGGAAGGCTGTGATACTGGAATTTTTCTCGGCGATTGGCATCATAATCGCAACAGTCTTAATATCACTACGATGGATTATAGCCTTAGAGCCCTTGAAAAACTGGGCCAAGCTTTTGATCAATTTTATTTTTTTCCTGGTAATCACGATCTTTATTACAAAGATAAACGGGATATACATAGTGTAGAATTTGGAAAGTACATTCCTGGTATTACAGTTGTACACAAACCAGTAACCATAGGTGATGTAACAATGTGTCCGTGGTTAGTAGGCGATGAATGGAAAACTATTGGCAAGTCAGGGGGCAAATACATCTTTGGCCACTTTGAATTGCCGACGTTTTTTATGAATGCCATGGTGCAGATGCCGGACCACGGAGACATTAAATTAAGCGATTTTCAAAACTATGAATTAGGATTCAGCGGACATTTTCATAAACGTCAGCAACAAAAGAATATGATTTATATTGGCAATGCATTCCCGCACAATTACGCAGATAACTGGGACGACGATCGTGGAATGATGGTACTTGAATGGGGTAAGCAACCTGAATACCATACATGGCCAGGGCAACCTACATTTAGAACTACTAAGCTTAGTGACTTGATTGATCGTGCAGAAGATATTATACTACCTAAAGCACATCTTCGTGTTAGCTTAGACATTGACATCAGCTACGAAGAAGCTAGTTTTATTAAAGAAAAATTTATGGGCGATTATGACATTAGAGAACTTACTCTAATTCCCGAAAAGAAAGAAATTGAAATCAATACCAATATTGATATTCGAGCATTTGAATCAGTAGATCAAATAGTGTCCAGTCAACTAGTAAACATAGAAAGCGAGACATATGATTCAAAAGTTTTACTATCAATCTACAATAATCTATGATTAAAATAAAAAATCTAACTGTTAAAAATTTTATGAGTGTGGGTAATCAAACCCAAGCTGTAGATTTTGAACGAGAGCAATTAACACTTGTACTAGGCGAAAATCTAGACATGGGCGGCGACGATGGTGGCAGTCGCAACGGAACTGGTAAAACTACTATTGTCAACGCCTTAAGCTATGCATTATTTGGTCAAGCATTGACAAATATTAAAAAAGACAATCTAATTAATAAAATTAACAATAAGAATATGTTAGTTACCCTGTCTTTTGAAAAAGATGGAATAGATTATAGGATTGAACGAGGACGTAAACCTAATATCTTAAAGTTTTATATCAACGATGTAGAACAAGAAGGCGATGAAACCGACGACGCTCAAGGAGATATGCGCGAAACGCAAAAAGATTTAGACGATCTTTTAGGTATGAGTCACGATATGTTTAAACATATTGTAGCTCTTAATACCTACACTGAGCCGTTTTTAAGTATGCGAGCTAATGATCAGAGATCAATTATTGAGCAACTATTAGGTATAACTCTTCTAAGTGAAAAAGCAGAGTCGCTAAAAGAACAGATACGAGAAACTAAAGAACAAGTGCAGCAAGAAAACGCAAACATTGAAGCTGCAAAAAAGTCAAACGAAAAAATTGAACAAAGCATTGCTGGGTTAGAGACTAGAAAGTCAGCTTGGCATAATCAAAGAGAGATTGATTGTCTTAAACTAGCTGAAAAAATTGTTGAACTACAGTCAGTTGATATAGAAAAAGAACTAGAGCAACATGCAAAATTAAAAAGTTATGACGAACTGGCAGCAAAAATAAAAAGTTTAAACAAAGAAAAGGCTACGCTAGAAACTGCAATTATACAGGCAGATAAGACTGTTAAAAAATATGAAAAAGAAGTAGAAAAACTTAAAGATCATAAATGTCCATCATGCGAACAAATGCTGCAAGATCACAAGCATGACGAAATGAAAATTTTAGCAGAAAAAAATCTAGAAGATGCGTGTACTTACTTAGAAAGTGTATCTAACAATTATGCACAGACTGTAAAAGAACTTGAAGAGATAGGTGATATTAACGGCAGACCTTCAACTTTTTACGATACTATTGAAGAAGCACTTAAACATCAAAACAATCTTGAAAGTTTAATAGAATCTTTAGGTAAAAGACAACAGGAGACTGATCCCTATACTGAACAAATTGAAGATTTAAAAAATACTGCCTTACAAGAAATTACTTGGGATCAAATAAACGTCTTGAATAATCTTAAAGAGCACCAAGAGTTTCTGTTAAAATTACTGACTAACAAAGATTCTTTTATTCGTAAAAAAATTATAGATCAGAATTTAGCTTATCTAAACAACAGGTTGTCGTTCTACTTAGACAAAATGGGCTTACCGCATCAAGTAACATTCTTAAATGACTTAAATGTAGAAATTACACAACTAGGTCAAGATTTAGATTTTGATAATTTAAGTAGAGGCGAACGAAATAGACTTATACTAGGCCTAAGTTGGAGCTTCCGAGATGTATGGGAAAGCTTATATCAGAATATTAATCTGTTATTTGTTGATGAACTTATTGACAACGGTCTAGATGCAATAGGTGTTGAAAATGCTCTTGGCGTCTTAAAGAAGATGGCTAGGGAACGTAATAAAAACATCTATCTAATCAGTCATAAGGATGAGTTAGTAGGGCGTGTAAACAATGTTTTAAAAGTTATTAAAGAAAACGGGTTCACATCTTATTCTTCAGATTTAGAGATTTTAAATGACTAGTGATATTCACGAACAAATAATTAGAACCTTTATAAAATATTTTGAGGCGAATCAGCGTTGGGAAACTAAACAGACGCATACTTCAGGCATTGAAGCTAGGGCACTGCTATCTGAAATTAGAAGATTAGCTACAATTAGACGAGTAGAAATAGGCGAAGTAAGAAAAAACAAACCAAAAATTAAATCACCAAAATACAAACAATCACTTTTACAGGACAAACAAGACGACGAGGCATAAACAAGTTGATGTCATGGTATTATCAAAATCAACTTGTTACAGAATTGCCTGAAGACTGTGTGGGATTCGTGTATCTTATCACTAATACAGCTACAGGCAGAAAATATATAGGCAAAAAACTGGCAAAATTCAGTAAAACTAGCTATAAAACAGTAACACTTAAAAACGGTACTAAAAAAAAGAAACGCATTAAGTCAAAAATAGACTCCGATTGGCAAAAATACTATGGCTCAAACGACAGGCTCAATCAAGATGTTACAACATTAGGTCCTGATCGCTTTCTCAGAGAAATTCTCTTTTACTGTAAAAGCAAGTCAGAATGTAGTTATATTGAAGCAAGAGAACAATTTGATCGTAGAGTTCTCGAAACTGACGACTACTATAATGGCATAATCAATGTACGTGTAGGCAGTTCACCATCGCTTAGACAGGCTCTTCTAGAACACAATTTAAAATCATCTAACACTTAAGGTTAGCGGGCCAGTTTGTAATACCGCTGTGGAAAAACCGACGTAAGAAATCGGACACGTAACATATTGATGCACTCCCGTGGAGTTAATCCACTATCCTGAAAAATTGGAAGCGAGTCAGAGGGTTCGAACCATATGCCCAACGCATTGATATAGTATGAATGTTAGCATACGAAAAACCGTGCTATAAAAACTTAGACACTAGGAACGAGGTCTAAGGCGCTTTTTAAGCGTATCGACGTAGGTTGGGAAAGGTCAGAGCCCATTAGTACACGGTAAAAACACCTACTTCCACGTATGGCTGGGGCAACTCACATGAAAATTGGAACCTGTAGGAGGTTCCGTTTGACCTAAACAATCTACATGAATTTTAAACAGTTATCACATACGTGATAACTTCTAATTATATCATTAAATAAAGAAAAGCTCGAGCGTTAGCGAAGAGCAGATGAACGCAGTTCATCTTAAATCATTCTAAATAAATAAAATATCATGAGAATTTCTGATCTTATCGCTGAAGCTGGTCCTACTAGTTATGTACCCAGGTAGAGCGAGGTAGAAAAATACAGAGAAAAATACAGTCAGGTAAAAATTATCTAATTGATCTAATTCAAGAACGTAGGAACGAGCCTGCATACAATAAGCTGGGCAGAGCTAGTTTTCTAAAACTTGGCGGTGCTACGACACGTATTCTAAGACTGATAGGCTACGCAGATCTTGCTACTGGTTATTGGACAGACATTGCTATTGTAGAAAAGGAACTAGCTCGACAAGTTGCTGCTGGTGAAATTACCAAAGAGCAGGCCAATGAAGACTACAACGAAACTCGTAAACAGCTATTAGCCACAATCGTAACTATCATTGCTGCCAGTTCCTTTATCAAGTATGCTCTACGCACAGCCATGGGTTTAAGATGGCTAGTTCGTGCGTTTGGTCTAGTAGAAACTGCTGCCACTGGCGGTCTCGGAATTGGATTATTAATTGCTTCTGAAATTGCTATGACTTATTTTATGACTTGGGCCACCAGTGATGAAGGCAAGAAAACTATAGCAGAGATTATCACCTATCCAATCATTGGAGATATTAAAGCCAGCGATGCAATTGGCTTCCTAGCAACTGCACCAATTGACAAAGTCAAATCACTATTCAGTACATGGACTAAGAGTGATGCAAAGCCTAACAAGCCTGGAGATCCTGCAAAACCAGATCAAGGACAGGGAACACAGCCAGCTGATGGTAAATGGAAACCTAATGGTCCTAAACCAGATCCTGCTAAACCCGGAGAACCAGGTTCCTACAGTCAGTTTGCAACAGATCCAGAACTGAAAAAAGCTCTACAGGCTGCTGGTCTTTAAATTAAAGGAAGACCAGCTTCTTGGCTGGCTTTGAGATTTTCATCAATGATGTTGGCCAGTATTTCTCTATCTTCATAACTGTAGAGATAGAACAGGTCAGTGCTGCTGACACCTCCCCGCATATACCAACTTATTCTAAAAATTTCGTGTTTTATCTGCTTGATTTGATTTTCAAAGCGGCTGATCAGTTTTTCAATGTCAGAGTTTGATTTAGTGATCAAGCTTGATCGAAAAAATTTGCTTGATCCAATGTGATTTCAAGATCTACTTGATGTCCGCAATTAGAACACTTAGCAGGAAATTTAGGAATCTCTAATGCTGCCTGTGCTCGATCAAAGAATTCAGTGACCTTGGCAAACAGTTCTCTATCTGAATTTCTAATCCATTCAGTAATGTGTTCAACATTATCAACAACATTTTCTAATGTTTCTACACTTTCTATACGAGCAATTATAGATTCAGCTTTGATTGCAGCCATTTCTTCGTAGACTGTATCAACAATTTTTTGCTGTTCTTCTTGATCTTGAAGTTCTAGTGCTTGATATAATTGCCTACGAATTGCAAAATTTCTTAGATTAATTTCGGTGATTTGTTTGTAATTTAAAGGTCTAATATTAATTTTTATAGGGTCAATTATTAGAGTATTTTCTGCTTTAATGGCGCCTAAATGATCAATTATTGTTTTCAAATCAGCTTCGTAACTATTTTCATGCTGGCATTCACTACAGGTATGATCTATAGTCATTTTGTCCCCATAGGTTGCAATTCTAATGGCCACTAATAATAATTCTAGATCAAGACTAGGAACATTCCAAGCACTTTTAATATAAGGACAACAGCTTTCTATAATTTTTACAGTAGCCTCACCGTTCAACAGCGCATCAGGGGTTTTGGCTAATACTTCATCCATGCCTGTCATGCCCATAATTGGTACATTATTAGAATCGCCGATAAACGAACCATTAGGATAATACATGCCTCTGCTGGGCAGTGACACAAATACTTTAGGTTGTCTAAAGTATTTTTGTAGCGGATTACTCATTTTTTACTCCAGATAAATATAATACGAGTATTTATATACTCATATTTTAGGAAAAAATAAATGCCTTTAGACCGCGGCGACATAGACATTATAAGCGAAGCATTTAAACGTGCTATGAAAGATGGCGGGCCGTCAATGCCTTCAGCTCCGTCTGTTCCAGGCGGAAAACCTCCTTCGCAGTGGACCAAAACAATAGATGCAGTAGGCGGTGAATTACTAGGATTAGGTAAAGCAGCTACTGGTATTGCGTCTGAAGGATTTGGCAAAATGCTGCAGGGCGGCGTTAAAGTATCTGATGGATTTAACATTGTCAGTCAAAATCTTATAGCATCAGACAGCCACATAGGTAAAGCACTTGGCGGTATAGCAAAAGTGGGCGGTAACATTGTTACTTCGCTTGAAGACACTATAACCACATTAGACGGACTCAGTAACACCGGTGCTTCTTTTGGAAATAGTCTAGTAGAATTAAGAATGGCCAGTGCAGGTACAAGATTACCTCTTAGAGAGTTTAGTGAGGTAATTGCTAAGAACAGTACAGCATTTGCAAAACTACCAGGTGGTGTTAATGAAGGAGCAAAGTTATTTGCTAAAGCTAGTGAGGAGATGTTTGACAAAAGCGGTCTAATTGATAATTTGACCAAAATGGGATATACCTCTACAGATTTGAACAGTATCCTAAGCTACACAATTAGTCAACAAAAACGCTTAAATTTAAATGACGCTGAAGCAACAGCTAATGCTATAAAACAAGCAGAATCATTAGCGTTTGAGATGGATGCTATTGCCAAGATAACAGGCAAAAGTCGTAAAGAACAAGAAGACGAGTTAAGAAAACAAAAAGAAAACGGACAAGTAAGAGCAGCAGTTGACCTTGCCTTAAGAAAAGGTGGCGAAGGTGTAAAAACAGCATTTGATTCTATGACCGCAGCCAGTAAAATAGCAGGACCAGACTTTGCTAAACTACAAGAACAGATGTTTGCTATGGGTCGTCCTTCTAAAGACATGGCAGAAAAGTTCGCTATGGCCGGAGGTGAAGCTCAAAGATTAATGAAAGCATCAGCTGATGCAGCTAAACGCGGCGACGAAGCTACTGCTAAACGTCTGACACAAGAAGCTGCTATAGCCTACGCTGCAAATCAAAGATCAGAAGCTATGATGACTCTAGCATCGCAAGGAAATCAGTCTGCTATAGAATCTAATCAGAATGTAGCAGCGTTTTCTGATCGGATGGCAGCTACTGCTAAAGAACTTAAAGTTGATCTTAACACTCGAGAAGGTCAAAGAAAAGTTTTAGAAAAGATTAATGCAGATACTGCTAAAGAGCAAAAGTCAAACGGCGACGGTGTAACTAGGACAACAAAAGCTGTAACCAACAATCTAAACGATCTTTCTGCAGGCGTACAAAAAGCAACTTACGGACAATTACAGAATAACAAAGTTATTGGCAAAGCATTTGACGATTATTACAAGACTCTAGATGCTGCAAAAGGTAAAGATAATAAAATACGAGCAGAAGCCGAACAAAAAACTGATAAAGCACTTACAAACTTGTTAGGTATGATTTCTGATCAAAGACCAGACAGTAAATCAATGATAGACGCAATACAAAAGGGGCTAGCTGAGTCAAAAGAACGAGGTACAGGACTAACTGCTGACTCTGCAGAGATGAGAGGCTTACTGGCGTTCTTGAAAAATGATAAAAGTAAAGATGCATTAATGGCTACAATGGAAAAACAAGCCAAGGCTCAAAATATGGATACTAATAAGTATCTTCAAAATATATTAGCACAAGGTCCTGGTGCAACTAAACAACTTGTTGACGCTGCTCTATCTGAAAGTAACAGACGGACTGCCGAAGAGCAAAGAAAAGCTCGACAGACTCCTGGAGAAAGTAGATTAGAAGACGTTCAAAATAGACGAAGAAAGAAAGAAGAAGCGGCTGCTGAGGAAGCAGAAGGTGGCGGAGATACAGTGTCGTCACTTATGAGACTAGCAACTGGCAATCAAGGATTAAACGTTCGAGTATTAAGTATGCCAACAATCTCAAGACAAAACGGATCTGTAGGCAGTGTAGGTAAACTTATAGAAGATTTTGGCTCAGGTACTATGGCAATGCTGCACGGTAAAGAAACTGTTATGACTGAAAATCAATTGGCTAATCTTGCCAAGGGTATTAGTAAAATGAATATGGCCGAAGTGCCTCAGCCTACCAAAAAGGCAGATACGCCATCAGAAACAACTGCAATAAATTCTGGAACTGCTACTCTTAACGACCTCAATACATCACTACAAAGCTTAAATATGCTAATGGCACAGATGCTTTCAAGTACTAATAACATGGTCGACAATACTAAGCGACAGATTAAAGCAACCAAAGGACTAAATGGCAACATTTACGCTAGATAATATATGAGTTGGAAAAAATACTTTACACCGGTACCGGCCGGATCTCAACAAGGAACCTACAGCCCTTTGACGCTGTCGTCTAATCGTGCAGGTCCAGCTAAAACTAATTACAGTTCGTACCTTCCAGATGTATACGTTGGCGCTCCTAATCGTATTGAGCGTTATCTTCAATACGATACTATGGATATGGATTCAGAGGTCAACGCAGCCTTAGATATTCTAGCAGATTTCTGTAGCCAAAAAGACAAGTCTAATCATACACCGTTTTTTATATATTATAAGAATAAAGCCACTAACACTGAAGTTAGGATTCTAAAAGAATACCTGCAACACTGGTCAAAAATGCAAAAATTTGAGACTAGAATTTTTAGAATCATGCGAAATCTTTTTAAATTTGGAGATGTATTCTTTGTTAGAGATCCAGAAGACGGCAAATGGCACTATGTAGATGCTGGGAAAGTTGTTAAAGTTATAGTCAACGAAAGCGAAGGCAAAAAGCCCGAGCAGTATGTAGTTAAAGATTTGAATATTAATTTTCAAAACTTAGTTACAACACAAATAAGTCCAAATACAACTAGTACTAACAATAGAGGAACAGCATACGTAGCAGGTGGCGCAGCCGTTCGAGGCATGGTAGGATCTTACCCACAAAGCTCAGGTACACGATTTTTTAATAACGACAACGAATTTGCAATTGATGCAACACATGTAGTGCATCTAAGTCTTAGTGAAGGTTTAGACAATAACTTTCCTTTTGGTAATAGTTTATTAGAAAATATTTTTAAAGTTTATAAACAAAAAGAATTACTTGAAGACGCTATTATTATCTATCGAGTGCAACGTGCTCCAGAGCGTAGAGTTTTTTATATTGATGTAGGTAACATGCCCAGTCACTTGGCCATGGGATTTGTTGAAAGAGTAAAGAACGAAATCCATCAACGAAGAATTCCTAGTCAAACTGGCGGCGGCACAAATGTTGTAGACTCGGCATATAATCCATTAAGCATCAATGAAGACTTCTTTTTCCCTCAGACTGCTGAAGGTAGAGGTTCAAAAGTAGAAACACTGCCTGGCGGCACTAACTTGGGCGAAATTGACGATTTAAAATATTTTACTAATAAACTATTCCGCGGCTTACGTATTCCAAGTAGCTATCTACCTACTGGTGCAGACGACAGTCAAGCACAGTATAATGATGGTCGTGTGGGAACTGCTTACATACAGGAACTTAGATTTAATAGATATTGCGAACGACTACAGAGTCTAGTTCAAGATATGTTTGATCAAGAATTTAAACGATACCTACATAAGAGAGGTGTTAATATTGATTCTGCATTATTTGAATTAAAGTTTCAGCCTCCACAAAATTTTGCCAGCTATCGACAAGCAGAATTGGATACACAACGAATTAGTACATTTGCTCAGTTATCGCAAGTACCGTTTATGTCAAAACGTTTTGCATTAAAACGATTCTTAGGAATGAACGAAGAAGAAATTGCAGAAAACGAACGTTTATGGGCTGAAGAAAACGGTAAAGCTAATCCTATACCTACTGACAGTTCGGCAGAAATGCGGGGCGCAGGAGTAAGTCAAGCCGGCCTAAGCGCAGACATGGGCGCACTAGCAGATCAACCGGTTCCACCTGAAATGGCACCTGCAGAAGCAACACCAGCAGCAGCAGTTCCGGGCGCTGGTGCAGCACCAGCAGCACCAGCAGCTCCACCGGCAGCATAAATATTATTATGATATTGCGAGAATTATTTTATATTGATCCAGACATCAAAGGTCTTGGTAATGACATGAGATATGATCCTTCTAAGGATGAAAGCGTACTCTCGCGACAAGACACAAGAAAAACAAGATTAACACTAAAACAAATTAATGAATTAAGAAAAAGCTCTGAACAGCATATATTAGAACAGGAAGAAGAGCTTGAATTCATTACTGACATGTACAAAGTTCCTGAAGCACCACCTGCATAACAAATAAATGAGAAGTTTTGTACTTGGAAACGGGCGCAGCCGCCTCTGCATTCAACCAGAAGAACTTAGACCCCACGGGACAATTTACGGGTGCAACGCCCTATATAGAACCTTTAACCCGGATTATCTAATAGCTGTAGATGTTAAAATGATATTAGAAATTTCTAAAACAGGGTACCAACTAAACAATCAAGTTTGGACAAATAACAGTGCTCGATTTAAAGATATTCAAGGATTGAACTTTTTTAAACCTAGTCTAGGATGGAGTTCTGGACCAACTGCACTGCAATTGGCCTGTACTCACGGAGCAGATGAAGTGTTTATTTTAGGGTTTGATTTTACAGGAACCGAAACTCATTTTAATAATGTATATGCAGATACAGAAAATTATAAACGCTCTACAGATCATGCTACATACTATGGAAATTGGCTTAGACAAACAGAAAATGTTATAAAAAAACATCCACATACAAAGTTTTATAGACTAGTTTTAGAAAAATATCACGATCCATTGTGGAAGTTTAAAAATTTTAAACACATGCAGTATTCTGAATTTCGAAGACTAATGCAAGTATGGAATTAAAAAACTTAATTTTTACACCATTATAGTACTATTTTTTGAAATATCACGTAAATAAATCGACAGCCTTTTAACTTACAGGAGACCTAATATGACTGATCGCGCTAAATTCGAGCAGATGCTTGAATACCTAATTAACGAAGACCAAGAAAAAGCCAAAGAAATTTTTCACACTATTGTAGTAGAAAAATCTCGCGAAATCTATGAAAATCTTTTAGCAGAAGACTTTGACGATATTGAAGAAGCTAAAGATGAAGACGACGAAGAAGTAGACGAGTCTACTGGCGACGAAGACGACGAAGAAATGGAAGAAAATTTTGCGTTTGACGAAGCAGGCGACGACATGGAAATGAGCATGGACGACGAAGATGATGATTCAATGGATGCTACAGATGATTTCATGGGCGATATTGAAGCAGGCGACGACATGGACGGCGAAGGCGATGTAGAAGATCGCGTACAAGATTTAGAAGATGCTCTAGAAGATCTAAAAGCAGAATTTGAAAAACTAATGTCCGATGACGACATGGGTGACGACATGGGCGGTGACGACATGGGCGACGACGACATGGATATGGGCATGGACGACGAAGAAGATTCAAAAATGGAAGATGATATGTTTATGCGTGAGTACGTAGAAAAAGTACCAGCAGGACATGGCGCTGAAAAGAAAGGCGCAGGCGAAAAAGCTGACAACACAAAAAGCATTGTAGCTGGTAAAAATAATATGGGCGGAACAACTGCTAATATTACAAAAGGCGGAGTAGAACCTGAAAGTGCAAGCACCAAAGGTGGACTATTAAATCCTTCAACCAAAGAAAACAATGCAGGTAATGTTAACACTCCAGGCAGCAAAAGTGCTACCAAGTGGAACAATACCAAAGGTCACGGCGCAGAAAAAAAGGGCGCAGGTGAAGTAGGCGGAACAAATACAAAAAGTATTATTGGCCGCCGTTAATAGGATCGTTAGATGACAATAACATCATACCTAAGAGAAAATTTATCGTTTGATCAGGCGAAGATTATCGTTGAGTCTGATCCGCACGATGGCAAAAATCTTTACATGAAAGGTATTTGCATTCAGGGCGGAATTAGAAATCAAAATCAACGAGTTTATCCTGTAAACGAGATCGGCAAGGCTGTCAAGACCCTCAATGATCAAATCGGCGGTGGATATTCGGTTTTAGGTGAAGTTGATCATCCTGACGATTTGAAAGTAAATTTGGACAGAGTTAGCCACATGATTACTGAGATGTGGATGGACGGTCCAAATGGTTATGGAAAATTAAAGATTCTACCTACCCCAATGGGCCAATTAGTTAAGACCATGTTGGAGAGTGGAGTCAAATTAGGAGTATCGAGTCGCGGATCCGGAAACGTCAAAGAAGACGGTTCCGGTGAAGTGTCAGATTTTGAGATCATCACAGTTGATGTGGTGGCTCAACCAAGTGCTCCAGGCGCTTACCCTACACCAATTTATGAACATTTGATGAATACCCGAGGAGGGTATCGCAGCATACGTGTTGCTAAAGAGGTGCAAGGTGACCCTAGAGCGCAGCAGTATCTCAAAGAGAGCTTATTAGGTATAATAAGCAAACTCCAATAAAAGGAGAATCACATGTTGGAAGCACTAAAAACCCTGATGGAAAACAATGTGATTTCGGAAGAGATCAAAGCAGAGATTGAGGCTGCTTGGGATGCGAGACTTACAGAGAATCGCGAACAAGTAACCCAACAACTACGCGAAGAATTTGCACAACGCTATGAGCATGACAAAGAAGTTATGGTGGAAGCCATTGACCGTATGTTAACTGATAGACTAGCAGAAGAAATCGCAGAGTTTGAAGATGATCGCAGAGGCTTAGCAGAAGCAAAAGCCAAGTATGCAGTTAAAATGAAAAAAGATGCTGAAAAAGTGAAAGAGTTTATTGCTCGTCAACTAGCAGCTGAAGTTCGTGAATTGCATGAAGATCAAGTTCAAATGGCTGACAAGTTTATGAAACTTGAAAGCTTTGTTGTCGAAGCTTTGGCTCAAGAAATTGCAGAATTTTACGCAGACAAACAAGACCTAGCAGAGACTAAAGTACGAGTAGTACGCGAAGGTCGTGAGCAATTTGAAAAGATTAAAGAGGCATTTATTAAGAGAGCAGCAAAATTAGTTGAAGCTACAGTTGAAAAAGGTCTAACTCAAGAACTAAAACAACTGAAAGAAGATATCGATGTTGCTCGTAAAAATGATTTTGGACGTAAAGTGTTTGAAGCATTCGCTAGCGAATACCAAACAAGTTACCTAAGCGAAAAATCAGAAACATCAAAACTGCTAAAAATCGTAGACAAAAAAGATTTAGAAGTTGCTGAAGCTAAAGCAAGAGCAGCAGAAGCACAAAAAATTGTCGAAGGTAAAAATGCAGAAATTAAAGCTCTTATGGAGAGCAAAGAACGTCAATCAGCAATGAACGAATTATTAAGTCCGCTAAGTGCAGACCATAAAGAAATCATGGTTGAATTGTTAGAAAGCGTACAGACATCAAAACTACATGATAGTTTTAATAAGTACCTACCAGCCGTAATAGCTGGCAATGCTCCACAGAAGAAACAGGCACTTGTCGAGGCAAAAGAAGTTACAGGTAACAAAAACGAAAATCAATTCGGTAGTAGCGAGAACGACTCAAATATTGTAGATATACGACGTCTCGCTGGATTAAAAATTTAAGGAGAAATTAAATGTCAGAACTACTACACGGCCGTTGGAATGAAACAAGAGAGGCCCTTTTAGAAGGTCTTTCCGGCACTCGTAGATCAACAATGTCAATCACTCTTGAGAATACTCGTAAGTATTTGATGGAGAGTCCTTCTGCTGGTGCTACTTCTGCTGGAAACGTTGCAACACTGAATCGCGTTATTCTACCGGTTATCCGCCGAGTAATGCCAACAGTTATTGCTAACGAACTAGTTGGTGTACAACCAATGACTGGACCTGTTGGTCAAATTCACACTTTACGTGTTCGCTATGCTACAACTTCAGCAGGTGCTGGTGTTGTTGCTGGTGAAGAAGCATTAAGCCCATTCAAGATTGCTGAAGCATATTCCGGTAACGAAAGTACCGGTAAAGGTGCATCAACAGCAACTCTAGAAGGTGCTGCTGGAAACAAACTAAGCATCCAAATCCTAAAGCAAACTGTCGAGGCAAAAACTCGTAAGTTAAGTGCTCGTTGGACTTTTGAAGCTGCTCAAGATGCACAAGCTCAACAAGGCATTGACATCGAAGCAGAAATCATGGCTGCTTTAGCACAAGAAATTACCGCTGAAATCGATCAAGAAGTTCTAGCTAGTCTAACAACTCTTGCTGGTTCAGCTGTTGAAACATACAACCAAGCTGCTGTATCAGGTACAGCTACATTCGTTGGTGACGAACACGCTGCATTAGCTGTTCAAATCAATCGTGTTGCTAACTTGATCGCTCAGCGTACACGTCGCGGTGCTGGTAACTGGGCAGTTGTTAGCCCAACAGCATTAACAATCCTTCAAAGTGCTACAACTTCTGCGTTCGCAAGAACAACAGAAGGTACATTCGAAGCACCTACAAACACTAAGTTTGTTGGTACATTGAACAGTGCAATGAAGATCTATGTAAACAGCTATGCAACTACTGATAACGTTCTAGTTGGTTACAAAGGTACAAGCGAAAGTGATGCTGCTGCATTCTACTGCCCATATATTCCATTAATGAGCAGTGGTGTTGTTCTAGATCCAGCAACATTCGAACCAGTCGTAAGCTTTATGACTCGTTATGGATATGTTGAATTAAGCAACACAGCAAGTTCTTTAGGTAACGCAGCTGACTACCTAGGTCTTGTTAACATCACTACAGCTAACGTTAAGTTTAGCTAATCTAAAAACTTTACAAAAGTTTTTAATTTTAAAAAGGGCTCTTCGGAGTCCTTTTTTTTAGGTAAATATTTTTATGCTTACTGAAATTAGAAAAACCCCACAAACTATTTTTCAAATGCCAACCGGCGACGACAATGTAAATTGGACAAACTTAGATGCAATAAAAAGACCTGATGGGTTTGCACTTACTGATAAAGAATTATACTATATTTCTGGAGTCACTAATGTAAGTTTTAGAAATTCTGCAGCACAAGTCTGGGCAACAGAATTTAATTTTGAAAATTTAGGTACTATTTTAGGAATAGAAGTTCAACTAGTTACACAACGTCTTTCAAGAATACAAGATAAACTTATATCTTTATGTTATCAAGATCAAATCATAGAGGAAAACAAGTTTAATCTTAAAGCTGAAAATGATCAAACTTACGGATCAAATAACGATCTATGGGGCAGAGTTTGGACAGCCGAAGAAATCCAAGATCCATCGTTTGGTGTAGTAATAGAACTACAACCTCATTTATTTTACCCCCACAGTGAGCTAGGTCTAATAGATTTTATAGCTATTAAAATATACCACGATTCGTAGAAATCTCCGCACGGATAAATACTATGTCTATTATAGAACTCAGCAATGAGACTTATGCGGTAGCCCGCCGCGTAGACTTAGAACGTCAACATAAAGGAGAAAACAAATGGGACGCCCTCTTAACAAAAGACACTTCGGGTCTTTAAGCAACGAAAATCCAGATCAATCAATCAAATGTAACTTCCACGATGGAACTGCTATTAGACAGGATAGAAATATTCTAAAGCAGACAAGTCGTAATAAATTTGCTTGTAAAAACAATACCACAGGTTCTAACTCAGCCGTTACTACAATTGAAGCAGAAATAACTGCTGGTACAGCATTTGTCTGTACTAATGTTGACGTAGCAACTGGTTCATTAACTGCTGGACAAATGAATATTATTGGTGCCGTAGTTGGCGCAGGATCTGTTAGAGTTAAAAGACTAACAGCGCACTATGCATACGACTGGAGTGACAATCGTTATACATGGACTGTTGACGACGATTCAACATCGACACAGTTAACATTAACCGCAGTATAATTAGGAAATAAACATGTCAAAGATAGTTAGAGTAACTGGCGGCGACTACAAAATAGTCGTTGATAATGGTAGTAGTATATTTTTAGATACGTCGGACGGAAATGGGCTTATTACCGTAAACGGCGATCTATTAGTTACCGGATCAACGACTACAGTTCAGTCAACTAATCTAACTGTCACTGACAATGTTATTGAAATTAATGCCGGCGAACAAGGTAACGGAGTTTCTCAAAACGGGAACTCTGCCGGTGTTAATATTCAACGTGGTGCGTACAGCGATGCAAGATTATTGTTTAAAGAAACAGAATCTCATTACGATCCTTCAACTGCTCTAACTACTTTTGGTACATGGGTTTTTGAGGAAGCTGACGGATCTTTATTAGGTATTAAAACTAACAGCATTAAAACAGGAACCAATCAAGATCTAAATCTTATAGGTAACGGTACTGGAGTTATAACAGTTAAAAATACAGTTAACTACGAACAACAAGTTATTAACTATAGTGCAATTCCGTATACAAGTAAAGGCGATGATATAGTTCCAAACATGAAAGCATTAGTAGATTATGTACAATCTTATGTAACTAATACTACTAGTGATAGAATAAAATCAGGAAGCAATCCGTTAATTACATCAGTTCAAGTAACAGATACTGGCGCAGTATCTTTAGCAAATAAAGTTGATTTTCTAGTACACGGAGTACAGAAAGCCTTTATTAACTCAACTGGTCTTAATGTAAACAATTTAAATTTATCTAGCAGTACTGTTACAACTACTACAGGTAATTTAATTATTACAGCAACTACAAATAATATTGATTTTGATGCTTATATGAATTTAGAAAATCAAGCATCTGACCCTGCACTAAGAGCTGGCTACAAAAAGATTTACGCAAAAGCAGGAGAAGGCAACGGCGGCACAGGATTATATTTTATTAACGAAGGCGGAACAACAGATGAATTAATCAGTAAAACAAAATCTTTGTTGTACTCATTAATTTTATAAGGAATTCAAATGGCAATTAAAAACACACTTTTAACTGGAAGTAATCAAAACATAATTCCTACAATTGCAGCAGGTACTAGTATTGCAGTGACTACAGTATTTTTATGTAATAATAGTGGTGCAGGTGTAACCGTAGACTTATATGTTTGCGAGCCATCAGCATCACCTAGTGCAACTAATATAGTATTGAGTGCTGTACCAATTGATCCAAACGATACATTTGTGTTTTCAGCAGAAAGAATGATTTTATCAACCAACAGTTCTATTCAAGCTAGTTGTTCAACACCTAGCGTAGTAGCAGCGACAGTGAGTTATGTGGATATTTAATTATGGCAGGTACACTATTAAGACAAAGTTTAAGTGGTAATTTAATAACTGCTAACAGACTAGTAGTTACGTCTGACGGCAATATTGAGCTAAATCCAACTTCAACAGTAACAGTAAATGGCGGTTTACTAGTTGCAAACACTATTCAAGCATCATCATTAACTTTATCTGGGACAATATCTGCAACTGGCGGACTGATTGGAGACTTAATAGGTTCAGTATTTGCTGACGATTCAACTACAATTATTGACGGACTGACCGGTAATGTATATGCAACCGAATTAAGTTTAGGAACAGATTTAGCAGTGCAATATGGAGGCACTGGCGCTGGAACATTTACAGCGAACGGTATAATATTTGGAAACACTACTGGCGCATTACAAGTTACTGCCGCTAGTAATCCAGGATCAAATGCCACAACAAGTTATGGAATTTTAACCACTGACGGTTCAAACATACCAACATGGACAGACGTCATTGACGGAGGAACAATTTAATGTCAACTCGTATTAGACACAAACGGTCAACAACATCTGGTGTAGCTCCCACAGGCGTGCAACTTGACACTGGAGAATTTGTAATTAATACGGCTGACGGTAAAGTTTTCATTAAAAAAGAAGATACAACTGTTAGTGATATTACAAAACGATCATTCCAAGGCGACACAAAAATAGAAGCTTACGATGATGGTGTTACAACAAGCAATATTAAGGCTACAATTGACGGCGCTGATCAACTTATCATAACCCCAACAGAAGTCCAATCGCACGGCGACATTGTAGTCGAAAATGCCAACAGTATAAAATTAAGTGAACTTACTGCCAATGGCTCCAATTATATAGGCATCAAAGCACCTGACACTCTTGTTGCAGATTACACCTTAACATTACCTACAGCAACAGGATCTATTGGACAAGTATTAGGAACTGATGGATCAGGTAATCTTAGTTTTAGAGATGTAGATACATTTGGCGGTAATAGAATTTATGTGTCAGATGCTAAAGGTAACGATTTAAATGACGGAGTTAGTGCTCCGGTTAAAACTGTTAAACGTGCGCTACAACTAGCTTC